CCAGAATATACAGTATCTATAGTAAGTGCAACAGGAACTTGTCCAGTTGGAGTTACTGGTTTAAGATATATAAAAATAATGAATCAGTCAACAGTTACACAGACAGGAAACTTTCAAGGAACTATTGCCGATGTTCAGTTTTGGAATGGAACCACAGTACCAGCAATCACTTCAAATCACTGGAGAATAAGATATAAATTAGATATAACTAATTTGGATGGCGGAACAAGTGGTGCAATAGATAAAAGACTTTACATAGGACTCTTTGATGAAGATGCTATAAGTGGGGCAGATAATCCACAAGATGGATTTTTCTTTTATTTGGCTATAGATCAAACTAATAAGTTTTTCCTTATAAAAACTCCAAATGGTGAGCAACCTAAATTAGCTTCAAACGATGCTACATTTTCAACAATACCATCTGTAACAACTTATTATGTAGAAATGAAACGTGATAGTAATACAGGAACTGTTAGTTTATATCCAGATAATACATATACAACTCCTTCAGAAACACAAACAACTTCAGCGTTATCTGGAACATTAGGATTAAGATATTTAAAATTAATGAATGATGTTACGTTTTCAGGTACAGGAGCAATAGATGGTACTTTCGATGACTTTGAATTTAATGACTTAGCCAATGTAGATGATATGGGTTTAGTAGCATATTGGAAATTTGAAGAAACAACATTGGATTATATAAATAATTCAGAAGCTTTGGCTTCAGGGGGAAGTAGTTGGGATATAACTCCACTTGGGTTGGTTCGCGGTGTATCTTCAATAGTTCCATGTCAAGGATTTGCAGTAGAAGGAACTGGTATAGGCAGTGCTATGGTTCCATTGGATACATCTACATCATTAGGTTCATTTATTACTGATAAAACAGGTGATTGGTCTATAAATATTTGGCAAAAAAGCGATGATAATGGATTCTTTTGGTTATTAAATAGTGCAAATAGTACAGGTTCTAATACAGGATTAGAAATCACATTAAGTAGTGGATTTATCACACCAAGAGTAAGAAACTTTTCTTCTGGAAACGGAGAAGTTTACAAATGTGGGGGTGGTAATAATTCAGGATTTTCATTTTTAAATATGTATCCACTAGATTTCTTATGGCACATGATAACATTTGGATATAAAGCATCAACTAATCAAGTATGGTCATCAGTAGATGGTTCTGTTAAACTTTATGAATCTAACACAGGAACCGCAGTTGGCTTTACTACAAGCAACAATGCAGTGAGAATTTTAAATAGAATTAGTACACCAATTTCTAGTGCTTTAGATGGAAAACTTGATGAATATTCTATTTGGAGAAGAGAACTAACAGATGCTGAAATAAGTACATTATATAATTCTGGATCTGCACATGGAATTTATGGTGATTCATGCGTAGAAGCACCAGCAAGTTCAATAACAGTTTTGGTAGATGCAGTATTAGTAACTATTAGTGCAACTTGGCAATTTAGGGAACATTATAATTATACCGTACCATTAACTCCAGATTTTACATTTTTATCTGAAGTTGCTTCTCCTAATAGATTTGAAATACATAGCGGTTCTACGGCTGGTTTAGGATATGGACATGGACATATTTTCAAAGTGTTTAGAAAATCCGATTTAATTGAGGGAGGAGATATATTTAGTTTTGATTTCTCTAGTGCTACAGGTTGGACTACAACCAATTCCTCTGCATTAAATGTTGATACAGGAGGAGGAACTATTGACTTTGATACTGATTTCGGGTTTACAGAAGTATTGTATTATGATCTTGGTATTGGAAGTATATCGGATACAGAATGGGAATTTAGATTTAAACTTGATATTGATGTTTTTATTGCTAGTTCACCTAATATTCAGGCTCTTTCAATTCTATTATCAGATAGTACATCTAATTACTTAGGAGTAAGTGATTCTTTTGGAATAAATATAAGATGTGATAGCATTAGTAGTAAGATTCAGGCTATGTATGCCAATAATGGATCATGGAATGTTAATGTACAAGATTTTGCTACAGCACCCGTAGCTGGAATATTTTATGTTAAAATTAAAAGAACTAGTGCTACAACAGCTACAATTTCTCTTTATTCTGATGCACTTTATACAACATTAGTCGAAACACAAATAGTTTCAATTCCATCAACATTAATAGGTTTACGTTATATCAAATTACTAAGTTTATCAGAAGTAGGAGGATCGGCTAACGAGATTAATGGAACAATAGACGACATGAGTTTAATTGGGGGAAGAGGAAGTGATATATCAATAACTATAGAAGAATTTCCTACAACAAATGCTGGTACTTTCTTTTTTATAGCGGATGGTGATTATGATGCAACATCATTGGTTGATTTTCCTACCAACAGTGCAGATGTATTTAAAGGAATAGGCAGTTTGGGTTCATTACCAATTACTAATCCTACTCCAGAAGCCACATTTACTATAAATGGTGAAGATATTAATTATGCAGGATCTACAGAAGACTTTATTACAGTGGGTTTTGGATTGGACGATGCTAACGCTGGTAACAATACTAGTCTTTTCATAAAAGATGTAACTGTATCTAGTATAGGAACTTGGGAATTTGTTTCACCAACTGTTTCTCAATATCTATCAGGAACAACTCAAGACTATGGTTATGTAAATGCAACCAATATATTATCACGACCAAGCAAAACATTTACCATAGATGGAATACCATATGCTCCACCAGCAAAATTATTTTTAGTAAATGCTAGACTTGTAGTACCATTAGTCTTAAATAAAACATTTATAATAGACGGATTACCATTCGCTCCACCAGCAAAATTATTCTTAATAGATGCTAGGATTGTATTATCGGGAGACTTTGGTTTATTCAGAGATATTGGTGATCTCATTATAAGAGTATTAGTGGAAAACCCACTAGGTCTTACAGGAGATGAGATAACGGATGAAATAAGGGAAATAACGGAAGTTGAACTAGAATGGGGTTTCTTAGGAAAGAAACATAGGGTAAAAGGTTGGCTTAACTATCTATATAAAAATGGAACAGTGCAAAACGATGGAAGCGATCCAGATTGGTGGCAATCTGTTTGGACATTAGTGTAGCAATAAAGTGAACAAACAAGCATTTATATACCCCACAGTATATAGGTATATCATGAAACAAACAAAGGTAATTGATGGAAATAGGATTTTCCTAAGTGCCATGAATAAAGCAGGAATTGAAGTTCCAAAAACTAGAGACGAATTTCTAAGTCTTTTAGATCAAGTAAAAAAGGACTTGAGAAAATGACCAAATACATAGCATTTAAGATATTTGATACTGAAGATCATGGAAGCGATTGGGAAATTATAAAGAAAAAACAAACTGATAGATATTATACAGTAGTTCATGAAGATTATATAGTGCCAGTATTACAAAGTGAATTAAAACAAGGAAGGTACATTAAATGTTAGAAGGAGGTGTAGGTAATGGTAGATGAAGAGCAAGTATTTGAATTCCTAGACGATCTTAGGGAATCTGGAGTAACTAATATGTTTGGAGCAAGACCTTATATAGTTGAGGAATTTGATGTTGAACCACAAGAAGCAGGGAATTTATTAACAAAGTGGATGAAAACATTTGGGGAGAGACACGCAGAATGAATATAAATGAATATAGTGCAATGGTGAGATTTCATCATGAAACTCTTAACAAAAAATGTGAGAACCATATATCTGACTGTATGTGTAATGATTGTTTACTTCGTGCTGAAAGTGCTCAAATAATTCGTATGCATAAAAACCAGTTTATCGGATTTACTTGTAAATGTAAGGAGTGTTCAAAATGAAAAAACAAGCATTTATATACCCCACAGTATATAGGTATAATATGAATCAAAAGGAAGAAGAACTTATAACATGTCCTTACGGATATAAAACATGTGATGAAGACGACTTTGAATCCATGTGTGATGGATGTAGACAAGATCGTGCAGAAGCATGGAATGATGCAAGGATGGATACTTATGACTAATCAATCTCACTTTTTATTACTACACACTAATTTTGAGTGTAAAAGCGACTTGAAGAAAAAAGAGGTAACAAAGAATTGAAGATTTTCAAAGTCTATATGCACCCAATAGAGATAGAAGCAAAAGATAGGGATGACGCTATTGATCAACTTGGAGAAATGGTTATGCCTGATCCATGTGGATTATTTGAAGTTGAAGAGGTAAAGAAAAATGACTGAGTTGGAAGAAGCGTCTACTGAATACATATTAAAACTAATGGAAGAAAATAACAAAGAGATTGAAAATTTAACACTTCAAAACATAGGATTTGAAGACGAATTAAATAGGAGAATATTAAAATGACCACTAGTATGAGAATAACTGTAGGAGAAACTAATCACTTTTATGTAAAGGGCGAAAACATTGAGAAGTGTTTAGAGTTTATAGCAAATCACGCATATAAGAGGGAATTTGAGGAGATTTAGAATGAATCATAATCCAGAAACATGCCATGATTGTAAAAGAAAACAAGCATCAAGAAATGCTTATTGGAAGAATATAAGAACAAGAGGTATTTCATAATGCAAAACTTAGCTGTTGTGTTGGCAAATTTGTATGTGGAAAAATATCTTTACAAGGAGTTAGAAGGGTTTGATGATATGTATAAAGAAATCATTGTACCGTTTTTAGAGTTAGACGATTCAGCAAAGTCAACATTTTTATCATATATAACGGGTAGGATATCAACAAAGATAAAGAACTTGAATGAAGAACTAAAAGAGGCAAAAGACAATGAGTGAAGATAAGAAAAAGGAGATCAAAAAGCTTCAAAGAGAACTAAATAGATATACACAGGGAAAGTCAACATTTAATTACTTTATACAACAATGTATGCAAATCGAGGAGTTTTATCGTGAATAAAGATAAACAACTAGAAAAAGTTCTTACATGGAATATTAGAATTTACATGTTGCATAAGCTAGATTACAAATTTGCTCATGAATTGTCATATATTATTAGGAGATTAAAACTATGAGTGAAAACTTTACCAATTATTGTACCAAGTGCCAAGCATACAAGGATTATGAATGTGATCTATATAGAAGGCAAGGGGAAGATACATATGACTTTAGATTATGTCACGAGCATGAACGAGAATTATGGAAGTTTCTAGGCGAAGAAGCAACATTTCCATGGGAAGAAGAGGAATAAAGTATACAATTATATATGGTATATAACAAAGGGTATATAATGCAAAAAACTGCAATATTGAGTATATTAGTTGTAATATCGTTAGCATTATTAGTGGTAACAATTACAAGAACTGTAAATAATAATGAACAAGTTACAGGTGCAGAATGTTGGGATAGATTTTTACTTGGTCAAGATTGTACTAATAATATTATATCTGTTCATTTGGAAGATGGTTTAACAATGACTGATAACGTAGAAACAAAGATACCACATTCATTGATAGGTAAAGTAGTCTTTAGTGAAGACGAAACCACATGTTGGAAGATTGAAGAAATGGTAAATGTTTTTTACTATAAAATGATGAGTGAGTGTCCAAATGCCTAAGAAAATAAAATCAGTTGATGGAAAGAAATTTCTTGGGGAAGTATTATTAAGATGGGGATTACCTTCATCAAGAATGGGCGGATTAGAATACATAGTAGCTACTAACTTACTTATTTTGGAGTCACTTGGATATAAAAAATCACCAGTGGAAGAAGCATAATGAAATTTAGTGCAACATTAAGAACAACCAAGGAGTTTAAAACAGCAATTTCGTCAATCCAAGGACTTATAGAAGAAGCCACTTTTTTTGTTAATGAGCAAGGAATAAAGTTTAGGGGACTAGAACCATCCCATGTAAGATACTTGGAAGTAACTTTTCCAGCAGATCGATTTCTTAGATTCAAAGTCGAAAACGAATTAAAATTCACCATAAAACCAAATGATTTCTTGGAAGTAATAAAAAGGGCAAAAGACGGAGATGAAATGACAATAGAAGTAGAAAGTGAAAACTCACCTCTTAATATTCATATTGAAGGTAAGAAGCATTTTACTCTTAGTTTGATATCCATTGAACAAGATGCTCCTGTGCCTAATTTTAAGTTTCAATCTAAGGCAATTATGTCATATTCTAATTTCAGTGACTATGTAAAAGATGTAGCAGTTGTTGATAATAATTTTGTGATAGAGATAGCAGAAGGCAAAATGAAACTATCAGGTAAAGGCGATAGAGGAAAAGTGGAAGTTGAGGCAGAAGGAACTATAACATCACAAGAAGAAAAAATTAAAAGTGAATTTACGGTAGAACTATTATCTGAAGCAATAAAGACATTTGGAACAGCGTTTGAAACTATAATAGTAGAAACGGGTAATAATATGCCACTTAGCTTAACCTTAGAAAGTCCAGCTATGGGAAGCGTACAATATGTTCAAGCTCATAAGCAGTTGTCATAAATTTACAAACAAGGGTTTATATACCTCTTAGTATATAGATGTAGTATGAATTACGAAGAACAAGTAAAGGACAAATTATTTAAATTATGGAAGAAAGAAGCAATTCGTATTGAACCGCTTAATGGTGGATGGGAACGTAGAAAAGTAAGTTTAGGTAAATGTGTAATGAAGATTCAAGGAATAGCCCCTGTTTATGATATGATTGCAACTATAGAAGACTTTGGTATTCCAAATGCAAAACTAAAGGAACATAAGCTAGGTTATGATGAAATATTTGAAATATATGAGGCAATCAAAGCCTATAGATTATCAGTGAGATTTCTAAAGGACTTGAAAATGAAATTTGATTTATTTAAGAGGTCTAGCTAATGGCAAAGTGTAGTCTTTGTGAAATGAATTTTAAAGATAATGATCCTTTAATTAATGAAAGGAAAATGGCTCATGAAAGATTTCATTCCAAGTGTAAGATAGAAAAAAGAAATACAACCGAAGGAAAAGTGAAGTGGATATGACTGTTACTGATGAAGAAGTAGAAGATTTAGTTAAAAACATAGAAAAAGAACTTGGATTTAAGTGCTTTATCGTAAGTGGTAAAGAAACCGAACTTTCAGATAAAACAAGGGAGAGAGATAAATAAATGGATAAAGTAGTAATGCGATTGTGGTATTGTAAAGCCGATAAACATACAGGAAAGCCCATTATAGTTCAAGATGTGGAAAAAGGAACCATTCGCAAGACAAACAAAATTAATCTAAAGAACGTTAATATTAGGATGTCTTTCAATAATGCCGTGAGTAAAGCAAAATCTAGCGGGGCAACTACAATTCTAGAGGTTTACAAAAATGACTAAAATACCACAAAGAAAAGTAAAGGACGAAAGCGAGTTTATTTCAATAGCGAAAGCAATAAATGAATATTCTGAAGACTTGAATAGATTTCCAAAAATGCACGTTGGAAAACAAAATGAATTTCTCATTAGTTTTGGAAAAGATGCTAATACACTTACACTAATCCTTTTTGAATGGATTCATAGGAATGATAAAAATGAAAGAGATTAACGCAGAAGGTATTCTAACAAGGTATACAACTGAAAAAGAAAAAAACGTAGTAACTTTGGCAGTAAAGACTGATTCTTTAACAAAAGAAGACTTAAGTATATTGAAGGATCTATATATATTTGGGAAAGGAAAATTGAGACCAAAAGTTGTATTAAAATTAATATTTGATGGTAAGGTTCACGAATTACTGGGTGCGTATAAGAATGCCTACTGATATAAATATCCAATTTACAAATGCAATGGAAAAAATCATAAAAGAAATAATGCAACGTGCTGAAACAGAATTGGGGAAAGCCAAACATTATAAAGAAATGCTGGAATTGCCATCAAAAAGAGAAAATTGGAGTATACAAGAAAATGCCGATAAAAAAATGATGGAACATACAAAGAAAACACTAACATTAATGGGAGAAATCGGTGTATTAATGGAAGGACTTCGTATATTTAAAGATGGTTTGACTTATAGATTGTTAAAGGAAACAGAAAAAAAGTGGGCGGAATAAATGGGATTTGCAGAAGATAAGGGTTGGGATAAGTATAAAGACGAACCACACAGACCTGAAATTTTACCACGACATAAGAAAATAAAAATATACTTGGGTTTATCTGTTCTTAGTATGGCTTTTTTCTTAGCTTTATTGTGGATATCTCCATAAAGTTATATACTAATTCAACATTAATATAGCAAATGAGTTTACCGGACGTTAAATCTCCTTTAATAAATCTAGAAAAGAAGCCAGAACCTGTTGGAAACGATGAAATAGAACATCGTTCATGTGCTAATTGTGCTCACTTGAAATCATGTAGTGCGGTTTGGTACACAAAAAAAATGGTAAATGAGTTTCATAAGGAATTTGGTGATTGGATCGAGTTTCCATTTCCTACCGCAATGTTGGCACTTAAATGTAAGCAATACCTAGATAAAAGAAAAATAACAAAAGCAGAGAAATAGGATACCTTTATATTATTGCATATATCATATCATATATTATAATGACTGGAGATTCATGTGGCAAATGCCATTCTGAGGTAATATTGAATGTAATTGTAGGATTTACTATTTCTTATTTAATCAATTATTTCATACTTCCTTATTTTGCAAAAGGTATTAGTGAATATGATATGATTACCAGTTTTATAGTAACAACCATTTTTACGGTTTCTTCATATGCTAGAGGGTTTTCAATAAGAAGGCTTTTTGCAAGAGTGGGACATAATTATACTTTATTGCATTTTTTTAAAGCGAAGCTATAAGATTATATAACCCTTCTTACCAACTATATTTTATGAATAGCAAGACATTAGCTATACTACCACTAATCGCTATGGTATTTACTGTAGGTTTGGTTAGTTCGGTACAAGCTTCAAATTGGGAAATAGAAACAACATTTGCTGGCGACGGATCTGGCATAGGAAACGTGTCAGAAAACCCTGCAGTAGCAGAAAGAGCAATTCTAAGACCAAATTCTTACGGTAACTTCCAAAGTCCAGCACAAACAGTTTGTGGAGATCATATATGTGCATCAGGCGAAGGAGCACCAGTATTATCTGATCGTGGATACTATGGTGGATACACTGAAAGAAAACACATAGATACACTATAAAGGATTAATTCCTTTTTTTTATTTTTTTATATTCATTTATATTACCTATAATAGTTAATTTAAGTATGATTAAGAAGATAGACATGAGTGAAATTAATACTATTGTTTGTGGGGTTCATAATATTGAATTACAAGATAGAACGAATCAAAATATGTGTAAATTAGCTAGAAAAATAAATGAAGTTATAGAAGATTATAATAAAAGAGTAGGAAGTGATGGAATTTGAATTCTACAGAATATTCTAAAAGAGCACCAATAACAGATGTTTCACCGCATACATTAGATTATTACTTAAAGGGAATGGTTGAAGAACTTGGAGAGTTTTTTGGTCATTTAAAGAGAATAGAAAGAGATGATAGAGGAAAAATAACTCCAGAAAGATTTGCTAAGATGAAAGAAGAAATGGGAGATTTTGAGTGGTATAGAATTAGAGCATGGGCTAAGATATGTGAATTATTAGGAACTACATTTATTCCACTTGAACAAGTATGGGATGAAAATATTTTAAAACTGGCAGATAGAGAAGAAAGAGGAGTAATACGTGGGGAGGGAAGTGAGCGATGAGTGAACCAGTAAGCCCATACTATTTTTATGATAACTATTCAAAAAAGGACTTGGAAGAATCACTTACGAAGAAAATATTTGAAATGGATAGCTATATAAGATGGTCAGAACGATCTTTGGAAGAGATTAAATACATCCAGATGGTATTAAAACTGAGGGTAAAATAATGTGCGATAAATGTATTTGGAACCATGATAATTATAAAGATGTAATGATGCCTAATCATTGTAAATGCGAATGCCATACGTTTAGATTTGGAATAGTAGGTAACACAAAATGAAATACACATGTCCAAAAGCAGATTGTTCATTTACATCTATTGAACATGATAACATACGAGAGATTTTAGAACATGAGAAAACCCATCCAAAAGAAGCAGTAACACAGGGGTTTTGTATTGATAGGGAAACTTGCAGTTATTGCGATGGCAAGGGATATATAGAGAGCAAGCATATGGTGGATATACCAAATGTACCCAAAACCGATTGAAGGAGAAACAAATCTAACATATATTGGAGTATTAGAAGCACAGATTATAAACTATGAAAAATTAATATCTGCAATAGAAACTCATTTGAAAGAGCAACTAAAAATAATACCTGAGTTTTACATGTATTACGAAAATGCTAAAAAAGAATTGGAAGAAAAAATATCTTTATTGACACGGATTTTAAAAGAAGATATGTGTCTGTTATGTGGAGATTTAACTATAAGGTGGTATGAACCAAGGTACAACGGTTATATGGGACGATGTGATACATGTGATAGTAACTGGAGGGAGTCATAATGTTTGGATTTGGAAAGAAAAAAACTACAAAAAAGAGCATAGCTAAAGATACAAAAAAAGGCGTAGAAAAAGGAAGACAGCCTATTAGAGGTATTGTAAGATGTGAATGTCCACATCATAAATGTGAGAATTTTTCTAGGTTTAGGGATTATTTATGTGATGATTGTTATGGAAAGGTTAAATGCCACGAGGATCAACTGAAGTGATATGGGACTTATAGGAGCCGGAAGAAACGAAAGCCAAGAAAAATGTGTAGTTTGTGAAAAAACATTTGGTGAAGATGAATTAAGATTAGTGCCTTATCATAAAACACAAACAGTTGAATTGTTATGTAATGCATGTTCAGAATCTCAATTTGCTGAAGTTACCGAAGTTCCATTGACAACTGAAGGCGTAGAGGATAAAATTAAAATAACTACAACAAAAAAGCCAAATCCAATGAAGGAAGCCGTTAATGAAACAAAGAAGGAAGTAAAGGCAAAATCAATGTGTAACTGTGCAAAATTCCCTTTATGTAAGGGGGTAAGAGCGATTCAGGCATTTGATGAGTTTTCTAATTCTGAGATAAGAGCGTATTTTATTAGTGCGTATGGAGATTATTATAAGATAGATTTCTGTCCATTTTGTGGTAAAAGGTTATATAAACAATAATAGTTTTATTAGGTAGAAATGTCTTATGATATGCGATGCCCAATGTGTGGAAGTTACGCCATAAAGGATATATGCAAAGGATGTAATCTACCATTCTGTGGTAATCACATGTTTAGACATAGAAAGTGTAAAGAGGGAAAGTAATGGCACAGTGTGAAAAATATCCAAATCAATGTCAAGGAAAAACTAAATACGATGATATAGATGGAAAGTGGTATTGTGAGAAACATTTTTATACTCTAGAACACCTTAGAGATACGGGGCGAAAGTAAATGGTAATAGTAGAACCTTGGTATCCACAACTTCCAACATACCCACCTTATACACCACAACCATGGATTTATCCAGATGTATATCCAGCGATTACAGGAACATACACTATAGAAAAAGAAGTAGAGAAAAAATGGAAGGAGAAACACATAAAAAATGTTAAGAAAGGAATTCTAATTACATTTGATGGAGATGAACAACCACTTTTTATAGCAACAGATGACGCATGTTGGGATAAGATAATGGAGGCAATAAAAGATGAGCCAAAAAAATCTAAATGATATAATGGAAAATATAATCTCTGGATTAGTTTACTTAGCAAAGCATGGAACTAATGATCAGATAGAGAAAGTACAAGTTGAATTGGAAGTAATGTGGAAAGATATAGATGAAGTACTGTCAACAGCATGGTTCAATAAAGAAATATCTAAATTATGGCGAGAATATCTAAAAAATAAGGAAATAATACCTAAAAACACTTAAATAGTTATATACTACAAGGTAGTAACTATAATCGGTATACATGCATTGTATGAAGTGCGGAGCTTTACTCGATAGCATAGATGACGAGCAAATGATCGGCAAATACATTACTCTGTGTCCAAGGGATGCACTTTATGAGAAAAACATTCCAGATACACAGGAAGAAGACTAGGAATTAAACAATAATTACAGGTTCCTATAATGTTTATATTGTTAGATGTCCATTTTATGTTATGAAGATATTAGATAAAGGAGAACGGTTTATAATAAGAATAGATGATGGGGAAGGCATAGAATATGAAGTAACAGATAAGATAATAACTCCATTTCAACTGATTAAAACATTATCAAAAGAAGAAGTTGATGAACGTGGATAAATGCCTTTATTGTGATTCAATAGATACAACATATTGTTCACTTTGTGGACACTCATTTTGTGATAGATGTAAAAAGAAATATCCTAAAAGAATAGCTTCTATGATTAAAGAAAAAATTCCCGGCTGGTTGACTAGAGAAGAATACGATGAAAGACTGAAAAAAGAAAAAGGCAATGGTTAATATATGGGACAATACGAATTAACATGCGATGGGAAGGAAGAGAGGCAAAGTAAGAAAATTTGAAACTGGTGCAACCAGAGATACAGACGCTGGAAAACTAGATTATGAAGGATTTATATCACCAATAGTATTGAAAAGATATGGGGAGTATATGTCAAAACATAGAGTACAATCTGATGGAACTCTAAGAGATTCTGATAATTGGCAAAAAGGAATACCAAAAGATCAATATATGAAAAGTTTATTACGGCACACTGAGGATATGTGGCTTGAACATAGGGGATTTGAAGGTAGAGAAGAATTGGAAGAATCGGTTTGTGCTATTTTGTTTAATACAATGGGCTATCTTCACGAAACATTGAAGGAACGTAATTACGCTAAAAAGGTAAAAAAATGAGCCGAAACTGTTATAAAGGTTATATTTAAGGTAATCGCTATGTTATTTGATATGAATCTAACTGTCGAAAGTGCCAAGACTATGTATAATTGGTTCCATTATGCTTTTCCAGACTATAAGAATAATGAATATTGTAAAGAAGATGATATACAATTACGAGACACTTTAGAGGCATGGTTAATAGAACAGGGCGAATAAAGGATCCTCATGAGGATCTAGAAGTAAAATTACTTCAGATTAAATTCGAGGAAATATTTTTGAGAGAAAGACTAAAGAAGAATCAAAAAGAATTTGAAAAATATTCCAAAAAATTACTTACATTAACTGAAAGAGGAACAACCTATGGCTGAACGACTACCAAAAAAATGTATATTCTGTGGGGTTCCACTAACCAAGAAAGAAAGTGGTACGTGTAAATTTTGTAGTAAGTTCAATTAAACGATAAATTAATATACCCCTTCGTGTTAATACATTATTAATGGCAGACCAAGAAAAGCCAAAATACAATTCCACCTTTAAGGAAATTAAAAAGTGGAAAAGTTCTGAAGCCCAAGATAAGTATCTTGTATTCAGTCTTATTACCGACAACGATAGTGGAAAGAAAAAGTTCTTCCTAAACGAGCAAGGTAAAACCAAGGCTGGAGAAAAGTACAGCAAAAAAGGCACAGTTATCCCAGTCGCATTAGCTTCTGAGGTAGCCGACTCTTTAAAAATCGCGAGTGCTACAGAGGTGACTGGGTAGAAACCCAGTGTTTCTTTTTTTTATGGTGAGAAAATGAGATACAGATATTCAGTTAGATTCATTAACAAAAACGGAGATTGGCAGGAAGAAGAGGCGTTTGAAAGTCTTGAAGAAGCAAGTGAAACAAAGGAAAAAGTAATGGCAAGAGAAAACAGGGAAACCAAAGTTGTTGATTTAGAGAAAATACAAGAAGACACGTATTATTGATTAGGACATGACTGAAGGATTAAGAGAGTTTGATGATAGCATAGGAAAATGTTGTCATTGTAGAAAACTTGTATTTAAAACCGAAAATTGGGTTATTCCATTTCCATACGGTGATATGAAATCCATTGCTCATAGAGAATGTAATGCAGAATTTGAAGGAAGAGCAAGTCAGATATGATTGAAACACTAATAACAATATGTGCTCTTACATTTGCATCGCCTTATTATGATTGTTCACAAGAATGGGATATTGTAATATATGATGGTAAAATCCCCAATGCAGAAAGAGCGTTAGGAAGGGCTATTTATAAAAACGGGATATTTGAGGATACTAATATAATACAATTATCTCATGGTTATAAGGATCGTATAGGAAAATGGGATCATTTAATGAATGGCGGGGGAGTATTATGGCATGAGATTTTACATATGAAATGTAAATGTGATTGGCATTCACATTGGGATGTGCTTAGAGAAATTAAAGGTGATAGTCACAGTCGTATTAAAATACCCACAATACCACAATCAGTTTTACCGTTTTTAAAGATATGAAAATAGCAATAGTAGGATCAAGTCATTTATCAGAAGGAGAAGAACGGACAGCACGTCAAGTTAGTTCTACAATATTAAAGAACTACTTAAAACAAGGCACTGTTACTTTAATATCGGGTGGAGCGAAAGGTGTAGATACACAGGCGGAAGACGTAGCAAAACAATTAGGTATAGAATGTAAGATATTTAAACCAGCAGAACAGAATTGGGATGGATACAAGGTAAGAAACTTAAGGATTGCACAAGAATGTGATATACTTTATTGTCTTCCAACAAAACTAAAAACGGAACCATGTTATCATTGTAACACAACAGATCATGAGAGAAGCGGAGCATGTTGGACACTCAAGCAAGCTAAGATACTAAAAAAAGAAACTTATCTATTGCCATTGATCTAACAAAGCGTTTATATAATGGAGGTAATACAGAGATTGCGAATGGGGCAAACAATAGAACAGTTAAAGGATTTAAACACAAAACAATTAGCGAGAATAGAAAGACTGACACAACAAAATATCGAATTAAAATCAGGTCGTTCAACTTCATCAAAATCTCTTGCAATATTCAGTGACATACATGATGGTTCGAAATACGCAGTGTGTTCTGAAGAACCAACGCTAGATAATGGTGGTAGTTATAGACCATCAAGAATGCAAAGAAAGTTATTAGCATCATGGCAGGAATCAATAGATGCATTAATAACAAAACCAAAAATATTAGTAATAAACGGAGAACCAGTTGATGGAAGTAATCCACGAAGTTTAGGAGATTCAGTTTGGTCTACAAATTATCTAGATCAAATGACAGACGTCGAAAAATTAATCAAGATGATACCACACGAAAAGATATATTTAACCAGTGGATCACCATATCATTCAACAAGAGAAGCAACAAACTTTGAGAAAATATTTGGAAAGAAAATAGGAGCAGAGTCTTATACAAGTGTAATAGGAAATGAAACAATGGCTGATTTTGAGGCTACATTCAAAGTTTTTGATAAACATATACACTTTACTCATCACGTAGGATATTCTGGATGGTGGATGTATAGACCAACACCAATAGCAAGAGAATTAGTAAAGATGCATTTTCAACATAGAGAGAATGGATTTCATACAGATTTATTGGTCAGAAGCCATGTTCACTATTATGTTGAGGTAAGATTTCCAAATACAATAGGACTATCAACGCCAGCATGGAAGTTTCCAGATGGATTCTTATACAAACAAGGCGAACCAGAAATGCCTACAGTTGGTAACATTGAAGTCATTGTTGAATCTAACGGCAAGATTATAGTTGAACCACATTTGGCACCAATAAAATGGGAAAAACCAGTGATAAACGTTTGAAGGAAATAGTAATTACGGCAGAAGATTTAAAAGAAATAGAGGCAGAACAAGAACCATTGCTTTTATTTAATGGTACAGTAAGTGATGAATTAGTAGAAATTTTAGATTTTATGAAATCAAGAAAATTTGTTACATATGCGTTAGTAGCAAAAAAATTGGGTATAAAAATTAGAATTGCACGAAACAGATTAGATGTATTAAGAGAAATGGGATTAGTTGATAGGCAATATGAATTCATAAAAAGTTATGATTCGATACGTAGAAAAACAGCACTACATTTTTTGGTTAATAAAGACGAATCAAAAAAGAAAACTACCAAAAAAGCATGAATTATCCCATTTTAAACCTAGATAATGTTTTTATTCTGAGTCAACCTAATCTATTGTATGAGTCTAGTTTTCGAAGAAGAAATGGAAAAAGTGAATCCAAAGGGGAACCCAGAGTATGAAAAAGAAGAATATAAAGAGGAAGAAGAAGACTTCGATGAGGAAGAGTAAATCTACTAAATTCCAGATTAAAACATTCATATTTGATACGGTGACAAAAACGAAAGATCCCAAACAAATAGATGAACCTGTTAATGAATTTCTTAAAACAATAGACGTAAAAGATGAAGATAAAATCACTATAGATCAAGGCGATGGTTATATTAGGGTATCAATTATTTATAAGGTGAAAGTAGATAAAGTGCAAGAACTGTAATCACGAAAATAACATACACGTAGGAAGATGCTATTTTTTTGGTTGTAAATGCAAAAAGTATATTTAATAACTATAATTACTAAACTGGTTTATGGCAAACACTTTAAAAAAGTGTAAATATTGTAATAATTACGGATTAACAAAGGTTGGAGAAGCAGGGCATACAAGATTATATTTCTGTACAAAATGTGGAAAACAGACAACACAATATTTAAAAAAGATGGCAAAATGCAAGCATATTTTTGATGATGATAGATGCTATAAATGCGGTTATAAAAGAAAAGAAAAATATGTTTAAATTCAAATCAAACAATAGTTCAATATGGAGAATCAAGTCTTTCTAACTATATTCGGTGCAGTTTTAACTGCCGTATTTGGTGCAATAGGATGGAAAATAAAAACGCGACTTGATGATCAAAAGAAACATTTAGATGATGTTTCGGATTTAAGAAAGGCAGTTTGGCGATTAAATAAAACAGTGGTAATCATGGCTAAAATATTAGATAGTATATCAAAAAAAACACACCCAGAATTACAAACAGAACTGGAAGAAATAGCTAGAGAGTTACTGAGTACTAGCGATGATTATGAAGAAGATGCCTAAATGGATATATACTACTAAGTAATTGATTATAACATGGCAAACGCTGTAATAGACAGAATAACTATAAACAACATTCTAGCCTTCCTTATCATAGGAACCTATTGTCTAATATGGGGTTTCACTCTATTTTATGGAATCACAACTGCAACTGCAGAAGGATCAGATCCAGTAATAGGTGTTATTTCAGCAATGGAGCAACTGGCGAGTGTTATAGGTACTATGACAATCATAGTGGTATTAGTAGTGCAATTCTACTTTAGGACTGCACCACCAAAGCCCGAAGTATCTTAATCATAGAATAACACCAAAAGGTTATAAACTATGATTTCTATTTCTTTTTATGTCTGAAAGTGAAAAAGATACTCGTTTTGAGTCAACAAAAATCGGGGTAGAAATTACGCGAGATGACAAAGCTAAAGAATCTAATCCAGATGCTGAAAGAAAGCGAAAACTTATAGAAGAACTAACAGATAATGTTGAACAAAAGCCAAGAGAGTTACCCAAGATTAAACAGTTAGTTGCACAAATCCCTGAAAGTGGAAAATTAGGTCAAAAATTTATAGTTAGATTGGGGAAAAGATTTGATAGTGTTAACCTAAAAGTTTACCAAGGAGCAATAATAGAAGAGATTTCGGGAAATACAAATGTAATTCACGATAAAACAGAAAAGAACAAGGACGAAGTATCATATGATTTCTATGATCCAGTTCCACTCCAACAAAGAACTATTAATGGGTTATTAGCAGGAAAATATCTTGTAAAGGTAGAAGCACATGGAAATGATGCAAACGATCAGTTAGAACAGGAACGAATAGTTGACATTACTGAGTAAATATGTTTATAAGTAAAAATTACTAATTTATCTTATGCCCGGAAGAGGAAAACCATGGAGTGAAGGCGGATTACCCGATTCAACTGTTACTAGTCCAGATATAAAAGATTTGGATGTAGGAACTAGCGATATTGCAAACGGAGCAGTTTGGGGAATTAAATTAGGATTTTTCAAAAGCCCACCAATACCAATGACAGGAGCACCAGTACTAATTCCACACGGATTAGGAAGGGTTCCAGCAAAAGTAACTGTAACAATAGTTGACGGACCCGGAGTTTATGCACCTCCAATGATAACAGAAGGCGTTCATACACCAGTAGATGTTGTTGTGATAGGAACACCCGGTTGGTTTGTTGTAGTAGAAGCTACATAATCAACAAAATTTTATTTTTTTTAAAAATATACTTATATACTTTCTATACTATTCTTTATTATGCCGGGAAGAGGACAACCTTGGAAAATTGGTGGAACACCTGATAACACTATTACAAGTGAGGATATTAAACAAGGTACTATTAAACAAGAAGATATTGATCCAGCTTATCAAGCAATAATTGAAGGTGGTGGAGGAGGTATTGATTCTGAACATGTAGTTGATCCTTTTGATAATTTTTGGTTTTATGATGAATTCTTTTATCCAGCACCAACAACTGGTTTGGATGTTCACTTTGAAAAACAAGCTACTGGTGGAATTTCTGTTGTAGATAATGTAGTAGGAGGACAAACTAGAATAGGAACTGACGGAGTAACAGACGATGTAGCAAGAATAAACATTTGTGGTACAGGAAGACTAGCATTAGATCCAACTAAAAACGCAAGACTAGTTTGGAGAGCTAGAAAAGAATCAAGTGGAGACACATTACAATCAGTTCTTTTAGGAGGACATTTTTATAATGGTTCATATCCCGGTGGGGTATTTCCATTTTCAACTGTACCAAACGATTATGTTATATTTAGAGCAGATGGAACAGGAAATTGGTTTGCAGAAATTAGTGACGGTACTACTCCAGATAGTGTGGATACAGGAGTTGCAGATGACAATCTTTTCCATACATTTGAAATTAGAACAAATCCATCAACACCAAGTATTGAATATTTAATTGACGATGTATTAGTAGCAACATTTACAACTGACTTACCTAATAATTCTGTTAATGCAATATCTACAATTCAATCAGGCGAAGCAACTAACAAATATCTAATTGTAGACACTCTATTCTTATACCAAGATAGATAAACTTGTGTTTATTACTTTGCCTAAAATTTTGGCTTAGAATTCACGGCATTCAAAAAAGAGAAATTTATTCACACTTAGAAGTTTCCAGTTTAATTAAGGCAATAGAATCTAATCTCGATGAATTAAAAGATGTTCCTAATCTTAGAGAGCGATTAGATTCATATTACAAATGTGAAAAACAATTAGATATTATAATGAGTCTTAATAGAATAAAAACTACATTTCATCAATGTTGTAGGGCTAATGGGTTTGATCCATTAAAACAATTAAACTATAATGTAGAGTAGAATATCTTTAAATACCTTTTATACTAATACATTTTATGCCGGGTCGAACAAAAGGTATTAGGAGATCAAAACAAAGCCGAATAGATAGATATCATACGGTAACTGATAAAGATCCAGTAACTGGAACACTTCCAAAAAATGAAGAAAAAGTGGAAGAAACAAAAGTGGAAGAGAAAAAAGAAGAATAGATTATTAAATGTTTATAAAGGAATTATGATTAACTTATATCATGGTAGCAACAGTAGAAGTATATGTAGATACAGGAGCGGGACCAACAGCAACACCAACAGCTGGATTAGGACCTCCAAATATCCGATTTAAGACTGCTGATGATGCCGTGATTGATGCAAACAATCCTATTCCAATTCCAACTGTTGGAACAAATAGATCATTTTGGAAACACATTTACTTAAGATGTACAGGTGGAACTTTTACACAAATTGATAATATAAAGTTCTTTACTGACGGAACTGGATTTGGTACTGGTATTGTTGTATATATTGGAACTGAAACTCCAACTAAAAACTCAGGTTCAACTGCTGGTTATGACCAAGCAACTGGAACTGTAGGAACAACTGGAAACGAATTGACAACTCATGCAATTATTACAGCTAAAACCGATGCGTTTCTTGCCACTTCAGGTTCACCAAAAACAGTTACAATTAGTGAAGCTGGTGCAATTATAAACGCATCCGGTGAAACAAGTAATTATATAGTAGTTCAAATGGATGTAGGAACCACAGCATCACCCGGCGATTTAGCAGACGAGACTTGGACATTCCAATACGATGAGATTTAAATAAATCTCTTTATATTTTCTTTTTTTACTTTAAGGTTAAATAGTACTCCATTCATTATTACTATATGGGTATAACTGATACCGTAAAATGGCGGGCTATTTATAATGATAATACTGTTTTAGATGAAGTAGAACAAAGTGGAACAGAACATGCTTTTAAAGAAATAGATTTTATAAAATTAATTGCATTTCAATTAATCAATCAGCAAAATATAGCTATTTGTCAAGTGAAATTGGGCGAAGGAAAAAGGCTAATCTTTGCAAGAAGAAATCTTATGACAACAGGGGCAAGAACAGTAATGCAAGGTGATGTTAAAGTTTCTATTCCAGCAGAGTCACATAGAGTTATAATAATTTTAGGTTGGCAAAAAACTATAAATGAAGTCAATTCAAAAGCAATATTTTATCTTCTTCCAGACGGAAGAATTGAAATGGATGATGAGTGGAGAGAAGACTCACTACATTCGGCAGTAAATACACCAAGCTTATAGATTTTATGCTTATATAGGAAGTCTACCTACTCATTAGTATGGCAATACAATGCTTTAAAGGTGCAATACAATGCAAATCCCATATCAGAAAGAAATTTTAGATCATAAGGAGACAACGGGTCATACTGGTTTCTTGATATATGGTAAAGAAGATTCTCTAGAAGGACTTTATTGTAAAAAATGTGAGCACTTTATTACTGCAATTAAGGTGATAAGCAAATGACTCTATTAGATAGAATATCAAGAAGTCAATCTTTAACACCTAGTGAAAGAGTAACAGGACATAGAGTAGAAAACGCGTTTAAACTATACTGTCACGGTATCGTTACAAGAACGGCAATGATTAATTTCTTTAACATACCAGCTAATATGGAAACGGATTTTGACAAGTTTAAAACAAAATACGACAGTTTTCCAGCTACAACGGCAGGGAATCTAAACAGGGAAAAATGGCTAATGGATTTGGAAGCCTGTATATTTGCAATACAGATGGGGGACATTACAAAGGCTAACTTTAACACATTTCTTGGATTGACCTTAGATGAGGGTTAGTCATGGTTTTAAGTGTCGAAGTAGGACAATTTACTAAGGATGCTACAAATGTAGATGGTGCTACTCAGAACGTTTCAACTGGATTTGATCCAAAAGCAATAATAGTTTGGGGAACCTTACTTCAAACTTCTAACGGTCTAGGAGATGGTGATGTATCCTACAGTCATGGATTTAGTGATGGTATAAATAACGTATGTAATGGAAGTGATGGAGATGACGGTGCTGGAACAGAGGCTTCACAATTAACTATAAGAAATACTAGTTGTATTTTTTTTGGTACTGTAGCAGGAGGTACAACAGAATCAAGGGCAACAATATCATTTGGAACTAATCAATTTACTGTAACTTGGGTAGTTAATGATTCTGTAGCGACAGTAATAAATTATATTGTTATAGGAGGATCTAGTATCACTGCACAGGCTGGAAGTTTTCTTAAATCAACTGCGGGAGCACCAGTAACACAAAACGTTACAATAAATTCAGATGTCCAAAATATAAGTGCAAACGGAGGAATTGTTTTTTTCGCATCTCCAGATCATGATACTTTAAACAACATGGTGGGAGATATGGATATAGGACTTGGTGTCGCTGTACCATCTTCAGATGAAGGACAATATCATATTTCAAACGATAGCGGTGTTGGAACCAGCGAAGTATTTCAAACATATTCAGAGTCAAAGTGTATGGTAATTACAGACTCTGATTCTGGAGTTTTACAGGCAGAAGCCGATTTTACAAGTATTACTACAACATTAAATATTACATGGACAACAAATGACGCTCAGGCATCTCCCATTATTTTCTTAATAATTAAAGGTGGTAGATGGCAAACTGGTAATGAAACTGCATTAACGGCTGGAAGCACAAAAGACACTACAACTTTATTCACACCAACAGGATTAATTACAATAGCAGGAAGAAGAACAACAGAAGGTACATCACAGCAAACAGGTTCTTTTGTTATAGGTGCAAGAGCGAATTCAACAGAAATTTGTGGAGGATTTTCAGAGTTAGATGCCAATACAACAATGTTTTATGGTAGAACATTATCTAATACAAAAGCAATACAAATACTAGATCAAGGTGCTGGAGCACCAACAGTAGATGGAGAAGCCGACGCATCATTTGGAACTAATAAGTTCACAATGGATTGGACTAACTTAGCCTCAAGTGCATGGAAATTCTTATGGGTTGTCATGGCAGATCAACCAAAACAGGAATTTACTTGTGACGCAATAGTAGTAAATAGATTCGATAAAACATTTACATGTGATGCTATATTAGTAAACAGATTTGACGAAACATTTACTTGTGATGCTTTATTAGAAACTACACAAACATTCAATTTCTTAGTAGATGCATTTCTTGAATTAGAAACAACCAAACTATTTTTAGTAGATGCATTACTAGAAATGACATTTGATGAAACATTCACAATAGACGCTAGATTAGCACAAAGAGAAGAATTTACAGTTGATGCTAGACTATCAGCATTAGAGGAATTTACAATAGATGCGAGATTATCGGCATTAGAAGAATTTACTGTAGATGCCAGATTAATACAAAGAAAAGAATTTACCTGTGATTCTATATTAATACAAACACAAACTGAGACATTTACTTGCGATGCTTTACTAAGGACTACACAAATATTTAACTTCTTAATAGATTCATTACTTAAACAAGAAGGTACTGAATCATTTTTAATAGATTCATTATTAGAATTAAGGCAAGATGAAACATTTACCGTTGATGCAAGATTAAGAAAAGTTCAAAGCAATACTTTCACCTGTGATGTAAGGTTAAAGATAGTTCAAACAAGTGAATTTGATATAGATGCAAGATTAGCACAGATAAAGACTTTCAAGATAGACGGAATAGTAATAAAAGCAATTCAATTTGCGGTAGATACATTTACACAAGCAACATTTGATAATAACTTTACTGTAGATTCTATCATAATAGTATTTCCATCTAAAGTATTTACATGTGATTCTATCTTAGTAGCAAGATTTGATGAAACATTTACTGTAGATTCTATATTAAGAGCAACACAAAATGAAATTTTCTTAGTTGATTCATTATTAAAGAAAACACAGGATAAAACATTTTTAGTAGACGCAGAATTAGAAACAACTAACACAGAAACATTTACATTAGATGCGAGATTAAGGGCAGTTTTTACTGAAACGTTTACAGTAGACGCCTTATTAAGAAAAACACAAGATGAGACATTTAATGTAGATGGATTGTTAGAGAATACTTTTGATAATACATTTACAATAGATGGATTACTTGAAGAGACTTTTGACGAAACATTAGATATAGACGCAGTATTAGTAAGTAGGTTTGATGTTAATTTCACTATAGATGCAATTTTAAGAGCAACACAAAACTTTAACTTTACTATAGACGGAATACCATTTGTAGTTCCATCTGCTTTATTTTTAATAGATGCTTCAATAATTATAAGTGGGATAGAATCATTTACTATAGATGCTAGAGTAAAATTAACATCATCATTAGTATCAACAGTGGATGCCATATTAAAAGCAACTTTCGCGGAAACATTATCGATAGACGCTGTGCTATATCTGCCGATTTATAATACATTTAGTATAGATGCTTTATTAGAAAAAGAGAAGGTAAAAACATTCACAGTAGATGCAGTATTAGAACAAGCAAAAACTAAGATATTTACATTAGATTCAATATTAACACCAGCCGGAGCAACAGTGGCGGTGTTTTTAGTAGATGCAAGATTAAGATTAACACAAACAGAAACATTTACGGTTCAAGCCAGACTAAGATATGTGCAAACTAAAACATATACTATAGACGCAGTATTAAAAATGACTGGAGATACCTTATGTAGTGTTTTAACTCCAATATTTTCAGATAACTTTGATTCATCAACAGGATGGACAACATTTGGACTGATTACAGTAGATTCAATAGCAAACCCCAATGTGTTAAGATATAACTGTGTTAATTCACCTAATCCGGGTTCTCAAGCTATAAAAACACTACCAATTCCAACAGGCGAAGAATTTAGAATAGAGTTTACACATAATAACGTTGGAGGATGTACAGGATTTGAATCATATGCTGTATTTGGACTTACTGATACGACAACAAGAATAGGTCATCAATTTGCAATAGTACCGAAAATAGAATATAGAATTAATGCAGGAGATGGACCTGATGGTGAAGGAATAAGAATACTTTATAGATCAACAATATCAGATCCAGTACTTTCTACTGCAACTGCAATTCCAATGAATAATAACACAACATATTATGTAAGGATAGATAAGAATCTAGCAAGTATAATAACATTAAGTATGTTTTCAGATTCAGCAAGAACCATCCATGTAACAGGAAGTCCAGTTCAATTAGATGTATCATCACAGATTAAAGTTCCATTTTTATATGTGCAAGCTTCAAACGTAGGTCCTGCAGGTCCGGGTAGTGCAAGAAAATATACTGGAGAAATAGAGGATTTAGTAATATATGCAGATAGATGTCCAAATTTCCTTATTGACTCTTATTTACAGGATACATTTGATGAAAACTTTACAGTTGATGCAAAATTAGTATATAGAACTAGACCTACTATAGATGCATTATTAAGCAAAAGAAAAACAAAAACTTTCACAATAGATACTTTTACAGATATTGCAATTCAGGGCAACTTTACAATAGACGCATATCTTGTAAGATTACATATATTTAGTTTAGATGCTCTTATCAAGGCATTAGGAGATAACAGATGTCCATTTGAGAATATATTTGAAGAACACTTTACAACTACATCTAATTGGAGTATTGAAGTTAATAATACTGTAGTAGATGGTTGGGGAACACAAAAAATATTCATAGATGGAGAATCACTACTTTCACAAGAACCGTTAAATGGAATTGCATATATCCAGATGCCACCGGGCGGATACACTGGAGCAATGCAACCAATTCTAAAGTCAAAATATAGAAGAAAGAAACTGGATTCATATGGAGGAATAGGAAAAGTAAGAGGAAACAATATTAGAGTAGACTTTGAACTTACATACCTATCTGGAACAAAAGGAAGATTTATAGTGCTTAATAAATCAAGCTTACATCCAGATAATGATCCTAATACATCATCTTTACATATTAATTCGGCTGGATTAGGAATAATATCTGCTACATTGGATGATGGGTTCGTTAATGTAAATACACCAACATTAAACGTGGGAACAGGAACAAAAAGATACATTGTAATGGAATCATTAGGAAACACATTAACATTAAATGCATATACAGATATAACACATACAACCCATATAGCAGGATCTCCAGTTAATGTGGATACTTCTTCAGTAAATAAGGAACAGTTAGACCTTAGTTGGTTAATAATTGGCGCAAACGACAAAAGTGCTCCTACAGCAGAACCAGATACTATAGGGAAAGTTGATAATATTAAGATATTTTCATCTCCATGTCCAGTAGCTTATGTAGATGCTCATCTTTCTGGATTCAGTGGAGAAACATTTTCTATAAGTGCTAGATTAGTAAGAGAATCTAAATTTAGTATAGATGCTAGATTACGAGGAATAAAACTATTTAATATAGACGCATATATAGTTAGAAACGTATATTCTAATGTAGATGCTGTTTTATTAGCTAGTCCATTAAAGACATTTACAGTAGATCCACTGTTAAAAGGAGCAGTAAACAAGATATTTACAATAGATGGTATTCCATTTGTTCCACCAGCAGAATTAATAACAATAGATGCAATAGTTAATTTACAAAACGTAGATAAAACATTTAGTATTGACGCTGTTTTAATAGAGGGAGTTTTCTTTACATTTACAATAGATGCATTTTTAATACAATTTACTATAAATAAACAATTTACTGTAGATTCGAGAATAAGAGAAACTAATATACAGACATTTTATATAGATGCATTAATAAAGATGTTAGGAGTCAACGGAATATGTAATTTCTATCCTAATACAAACTTTGCAATAGATACGGGATTAGAACAATTTATGGGACCAATTACTCCAGATCATGAAGAAAGTGTTGATATGTTAATAGGACAAGAGGTGGTTCTTAATAACCAACAGGTAAGACGTGTTACATTTTTGTTAAGAGCAAGTGGTTTTCCTAATGAAATAACTGACACATCATTAATTACAGGAAAAATATGGAGTAATGTAGTTGTAGGAAACCTTGCTGGCGAAATTGTTGAGGCAACATCAGAAAACACTATAAATGCACAAAATATATCTGGAGATTTACCATCTGGAGTATGGAAAGAAATTATATTTACTTATGATAATCTGACAACACCATTCTTAACTGGTAATTATGTAATAGGATTACAGCATTTTGTAGGTGTAAATACAAATGCTCCGAAGGGAGTAGGTATAGCAATTCCAGTTATATCAGATAGTAACGTAATTTCTGGAAGTGCGGTAATGAGAAGAGAATCAAATTCTATAATTGATCCATTAACATGGATGTACTTGACAACAATATCTAAAGACATAGTAATTAGAGTAGAAGTAATAAATGGCGATGATATCATAGAAGGAATAGGAAACCACTGTCCAAAATGCGATGCTGTATTACAATCTGCATTTACAGAAGTATTATCAACAGATGCTGTATTATATCTGCCAATTTACGAAACATTTGAAATTGATGCGGAATTAGTGAATATAAAAATCAAGAACTTCTTAATAGATGCTATAGTAATAGGGGGAATAAAAAGATTTGAAGTCGATGCTATATTAATACCTTCACTAGTAATATTTAGTATAGATGGTTTATTATTGGTTGAACCCGGAAAATTATTTAGTGTTGATTCTATATTAAAGGGTACAATTAATGAAACATTTTTCATAGACGCGGATCTAAAGACAGAGGACATAAACAAAATATTTAACTGTAATGCATTGATAGCAGAAATAAAAACAAAGATATTTACTATAGACGGAACAACAAAATACTTTAATAAAGTTGCTCCATTCATAGTAGATGCATTTATAATTAATGAACCAAGTAAATTCTTCTTTGTAGATGCAATAGTAAAGAAATTTGGAGCAGAAAATACGATAAATATTAATGCATATTTAAAAATAATTGTTCCATTTATATTTACAGTTGATGTATTGTTAAAGAAAGAGAATGAAGTTAATGGATTTTTGACTGATACTATATTAATAGTAAAAGACAAAGAAATAACATTTGATATAACAGCTTCATTGGCAGTAACACAGCCTCCAGTATTATTTATTGTAGATGCAATTACATACTTTAGAAATGTTAGATGGCGTATCGATGGATTACTGAGATTGAGAAAAGTGAAAACATTTACTTGTGATGCTTTATTGGCTGATAGAATAGAACTAACTAGTATAGTTGACGCATTGGTTAAGAAGTTAGGTGTATTACAAACTGTAATAGTAGACGCTTTAGTAAAAAAGATAGGAACATCTACATTTATAATTGATACGTTTGCAGAACAACCAAATACAAAGGTATTTACGATAGATGCCAAATTGGTTTTCCCATTCAAGATGACAACTATTGATTCAAAGATAGTGAATAGATATGATGAAATATTCATAATTGATAGTTTCATAGATCCACCACATACAGTAAAACCATTGGTAGATGCATTAATAAAATGTCTAGCTTGTAGTGGAAATCTATTCTGCACTAATACATTTACTATAGATGCATTGGTTGGAGTTGGACAAGCTAAAGTAACAGTTGACGCAAAGCTAAATAAGACTAACGCCTTTACTATAAGTGCATTCATAGGAGAGTTGATAGACGTGGGAATTGAAGCAGAATCAGTAATTAATGATGGAAGTATGATTGGTATTGAATCTACATTCGGGATAGGTGGTACTTAATGACAGCGTGGGATATTTCTACATCGGTATTTTTAAACTCAAAATCGGTAGTAACTGCTTCAACCCATGCTACAACTGGATTATATATTAGAAGCGATGGATTGAAAATGTATGTTGTAAATAATTCAAGAATCAATGGTAGTGGTATAGGTAGTGAATCAAATGAAATTTATGAATTCAATCTTTCTATTGCGTGGGATATAACAACTGCCTCATTTGTTCAACTTTTTGATGTAGATGCAAACACATCTTCACCAGTTGGGGTATTTTTTAGACCTGATGGAACTAGAATGTTTATAGTAAAAGGCGATGTTGGTAGTACAAGAATACATCAATATAATTTATCAACACCATGGAATATATCAACCGCATCATTTGATATAACTACTATTGATTTAAGTTCAATATTATCAACTCCTACAGATTTATTCTTTAGATCTGATGGATTGAAAGCGTATATATCTGATGCGGGTAATGATAGTATACATGAATTTAATTTATCATCTGCATGGAATATAACAAATCCTTCACTTTCATTTGTTCAAAGCAAAAATATAAATGCTCAAGATACATTTTCAACTGGAGTATTTTTTAAACCTGATGGATTAAAAATGTTTGTAACAGGAGCAACAAATGATCGTGTATATGAATATAATCTTTCTACAGCATGGAATGTATCAACAGCAGTATTTTTTCAAAGTATTTTAGTGAGTGCTCAAGATACGGCTCCATCAAGTGTATTTTTTAAGCCAGATGGATTAAAATTATTTATTACTGGACAAACAAACGGTCGTGTTTATTCATATGATTTAATAGCACCACCTTCACCACCAACAGATGCATGGAATTTTAGAGAACATAAAACATCTACTGGCGTATTTAATCCAGTTTATACTTTTCAACGGGAGAGTACAGCACCTAATAGATTTCAAATGATTAGTGGGAGTGTTAATAATTCTTTAGGACATGGGTATTTATTCAAAACATTTCCAATAGAAAGTATAATAGGAAGTGACATAGAATTGATTTGGTCAGAGATATCTGGATATGTATCAAGCATTGGACTTGCAGTATATGATGGTATCTATGATCCAGCTTCACAAGTTGATTTTCCTGATGCTATTGCAGTATCGGCAAATATAATACCAAAAGGAGGAGGATTATTAGGATCTACAAGTGCAAGTGTAAGTTTCGGACCTCATTTTGGACAGAGTTTAATTTTACCAGCTTCAAGTATTAATTATGCTAATTCTGTAACAGGTTTTGTCACTGTATTTTTCATTAATGCTGATTCACAACAACTTCCTTACAACAATATACTTTTTGATAGTATAGATATATCAACAGTAGCAGAATATAATTTCAGTAATTCACAAGTAACAAATGTTTTAACAGGTACAATAAGAGATTGGGGTTTTGTTAATGGTGGTTCTATAATATTACACGCAGTAACTATTTGTGATGATATTTCAACGAGCATCGGATGGGTAAAAGTAGGAGTCAATGTTAATACTAGAATATTTATTGATGATCCATTATATCCAGATTTGATAAAATTAAACCTAGATGGTGGAGGAGGAAGTTTTCCTAGATATGCATATAAAGATATAGGTAGTGTTATTTCGGGTGATGTTAGACTTGATTTTAAACTTGATTATGATGCTATGGGGCAAATTGGCTTTCCAGCCGTAATTTCAATAGGGCTTTGTGCGACAACATCTCATCCACAACAACAAGGTACAAATGGCACTATTAGAGTTGATCTTATTAATGTAATTGGTGATTCAATAGCAATGAATGGCATAGTAAACGATGCAACAACAACTAAAACCACATCTTCTGGAGCAAAAAACCAACATTCTTTATGGATATATCCAAATAGTAATCTTCCAGCTTCAGATGCTTCATTAAAAGGACCTTATTACGTAAGAGTTGAATTAAAAAATAATAAATTAAGATTGAGTACATATAAAGATTCTGCTAGAACTCAACATATAAGAGGAAGTCCTATCACTGTTGATGCTATTGGAGTAAATCCAACAAATCTTAGATATATAATGGTTGGAAATAATGTTGCAAGTGGAGGTGGAAGAATATTTCAAGGATCTATAGATGATATTTGTGTATCTCAATATGTAGGTAATTTACCAACAATTCCACAGAAATTTGTTCCAGCTACGGGTTCGTTTATAGAAACATGGGATGGTTATGCAACTGGAGACCAAAATCCAATTCCATGGATAAGTCAAAATGAAGTAACTGGTGGAACTTTTACACCATTAATTGATATACATGAGGTTTCGCCAGAGTCTCCTGTAGAAGGAACAAAAGCATTCAAAATAGATCAATTATATACAAGAACTGGATCTGGAAGTAGAACTGGAAGAGTTTCTGTTTCAAGATTCTTGCCAGCAATAATTAGAACAGATGGATCAGGCTTGGATATTCCATTATCACTAAATGCAAAAATGAGAGCAGATATTTTAAGTTTACAATCAAATCCAGTTGGAGTAATGGTAGGATATGAATTAATATTAGGAACACCAAATATACCAACATCAACAAGAGGAATATTGTTTAAATTATATGGAACTTCTGGAAGTCAAGCTTACATATGGAATGGAACAGAATGGATAATCAACAATTCATCAGATGTACCTATTTCGTTATCAAATCCCACTGGTTCAGTAGCTGAAATAGAAGGTGTTAACTTAAAAGATGCATTTGATAGTAGTGCTATATTAAGTGAAACAAATGCATGGGATTTCGAATCACATGTAACAGGAATGTGGATAGGCTATGTTGGATTAAACAATACATCTTCAAGTACGCCAACAGAGGTATTAATTCATGGAGACACCATATCTATGCTTAATGCAGGGATAGAAATAGAAACATTTTCTGTTGGTGTGATAACTAAAGGTAAAAAAGAGATAGAGTTTAAAATGAATGCAATATTAATAGGAAGGAAAGAATTTACTATAAATGCACATCTTTCACCACTTCCAGCACAGGTAAGTGTAAATGCTAGAATAGTAAGAAGAACAGCAGTAAACAACGTTACTCCAAGTGTTATATTGGTTCTCGCATCGGCAGTTACCACGGATGAACCATTCTTTATTAATGCTCATATTTTCCAACCTTCTTATAAACCATTTACAATAAATGCAAAAATAATAAAAAGAAACCAATCAACATATTTAATAAATGCAAAATTGGCAAAAATTAGATCATTTAGAATAGATGCATTTGTTGGGGTAGTAGGCGAGCCACAATCAATTTTGGATGTAGAATCGGTGATAGGTCATGAAGTTTAAAGGCATATTAGGCTATCAATTTATAAACAAGTTAGCAATAAGTATATATAGGGTGGGTCAATGGTAAACATAATTCCAGATATTAAGGTAGGTAACATAGGCACGCGATTACGTGTACGGATAACAAAAGTAAAAGATACTATTGCACCGGAAGACGTTAAAGGTTTAGAATCAGAAAGGGAACCAGTGAATCTAACAACTGCTCAAACCGTATGGATAGAATTAGAGATTCCAAAAGGAAAAAGAAAGCCTTTGTTAGTAGCAACTATTATAGATGCTCAAAATGGTTTGATAGAAAAAATAGATTCAGCAGGGATTTTTGATGTTGACGGAAGATGGAAAATTAGAGGATTAGTTCAGTTTAATTCAGGTAATTTATTTAAAGGAACTTGGACTGGCTTCATGGTGGGTGATTAAACATGGCTTTTGGATTTAGACGAAAAGCGAGTGAAGCAGTACCAAAAGTATTTCAAACATTTAACTCACTTTTAGGTTCTATTGTAAGAAAAAAGAATGCAACAGTGGTAGGTCCTTCTAAACAATTAGTTGGAGAATTTCCTCCAGTAACATTTGAACGATTATTTGAATTTTATCATCATTGGGATCAAATTAAAAGATCCATGGATACTTCTCATCAAAAACTAATTGGTGCAGGAATAGAAATAAAATCTAACAATGAATATTTTAATGTTTTTATAGAAAAATGGTGGAAAACAACAAACGCAGGAAAAAAATTTAGTGAGTATTTCTTATCTGGATTAATTACAGGAAACGCAATAATGGAGATTCAATATACACCTGATGGAAGAATAGGAAACGTAGAACATATTCCTATGCAGACTATATTCAGGGTTTTCAGGGATCAGTTTGCTAATGAACTTAAACTAGTACAAGTTGTTGACGGTGTTTTCAAAGAACTCGATCCAGAATACTTTATGCATTGGATGATTAATAACCCTGATAGACAAGCATTTGGAAAATCTGAATTCTTTTCTGTTGCATCACCAAGACCCGTAACTACAAAAGTTGATAAATTCACAGGTCAGCCTATAAACCCCGATAGAAACTTACGTCCATTATTAGATGCTCAAGCAATTCTACAAAATGCTGAAGTAGAAATTAAAGAGAAAATGGGTAAACCAAGACTCATTGTATCTGCTCCGGGAATGCCACAAGATCAAATGAAGCAAGTACAGTTAGAAATGGCAGATCCAAACAGTGATCAATACATATGGATTTTTGATAAACCGGTTGATTCAAAAGAACTACAAATACAGGCACAAACACGTTTTGATGATTATGGAGATAACGTAGATTCACACATTGATATAGCTACGGGCTTTGCTTCAAAAGTTATATCCCATCCCGGCGGATTTAGTTATTCAAGTGCTCAAAGTCCATTAGACGTTTTAGATCAAAGAATGGTGGACATGCAAAACGATGTTGCCGAACTCATTATTGACAAGCTATTAAAACCATTAGCAGAATCATGGGGATTTAAAGAATTTGAAGAAATGGAAGTGGAAGTATCATTTACTCCTAACGTTAAACGACTTACAATGGATGATATTAAACTACTCGATCCAGAATCAGTAGCACCTAAAGAAAAGAGAGAAATGTATAAAAAATTAAACATTCCATTAGATGACCAACTTTATGATGAATTTCAAAACGAACTTAAACAAGACAAACAAGACCAAAAAGATACTGCTATGGTTCAGGCTCAAAACAATGGATTTGGAGGAGGAGAACCAACACCAATAGGAGATAAAGGAAAACCACCGTTTGGAGGAGATGATAAAGGTGATACAAAACCAGCTCCAACGACACCTCCAAGACCTGATATTGAAAAAGATAGACCATCACCTACAAGAACAGACAAACAGGAACCATCTATATTTAGAAAGAAAAAGGGAGAATCATTGACAGAAGACGATGTGGAAAAAATAGTTTTAAAGGCAGTAGAAGCAACTCTAAAAGCACAGGAAAGAATATCTTTACCACCAAAGGCAGGAGCATTAAGCAATAGTTCATCTGATTTGTATGTTTCACAAGGATTAGATACGCCGGGTCGCCCAGATGTTACAGATCCAGAATTAAGAAAAGTGTATGGATTGGATAAAGATGAGTTTGAAGGTGAACTACCACCAAACGCACCACAAAGAAGAGCAGATTCTATGAATCCACCAATATTAGATCCACAAGAAGAAGCAAGAAGAAATATGTTGAATGCAAAAAGAGGAGATAGTCAAGGAATAGACTTTACAAATGCTGGAGGACAAGGAATTCCACAAGTAGATGCTTCTGGAAATGTGGTTAATCAACCACCTCAGGTTAAATTAAGCGATTATGTTAATGAATTAGAAGGTAAGGTAAAGGGAGATCATACTAAAGGCGGAACTGGAGACCAAAGAATAAACCAAGATTCTACTGGTGATATAAAAGATCCACATGATTTGGCAGATATACAAAATGAACCAGCAGAACCAGAAGAAGGACAACCACAAACTACAAATATCGGACCTCGTGAGAGAGATAATTTAAGTAGAGGTTTAACAGGTGGATATGAACCTGAAAATCCAGATTTGAAGCAATTAGGTTCACTGAAAGGAGATGAACCACCATATGAAAAAGCGGAAGGATTTGGCAAAGATGAAGAAGATAAAAAGAGTGGAAAATTAAAGAAACTTGAGAATAGTCAGCAATTAAATGAAGCGGAAAAAATAAATAAAAAACCTGATCCACTTGAAGAACCACATAAAGACGCAAAGAAGCCAGAAGACTCAGATCCAAGTTTACCTTTTGAAGATCCAAATCCACATCTAAATGAACCACAAAAAGGTCAAGCACAATTAGATGATACTCCATTACAAGAAACACCAGTAAACAACATATCTGGAATAAATCCAAGTAGACCACCAAAAGAAGGACAATCTACAAATCAAGCAACTAATTTAGATGATATTAAGAATGATATAAGTGAAGATGGAAATGCTGTTGAACCAGCAATAGGACAATCTGATCAATATAGATTAAAACAAGCTGAATTAACAGGAAATGATGATTATTCTACATTACCAACGCCGGGCGATCCACCAATAGATCAAAGTGGATTAAATGTAAGACCTGATGAAACTAATAGCTTACAAAATCCAACTAGAGAAGATCCAATAGGAACTGTTCCTCATGATGATGGAATGATCGTAAAGCCAGAAGACGTACAGCAAGTTCAACCAACACAGAAAGATATACCAGTGCCAAATGCAGACCCATCACAAGGACAAAATATTGATCAAGGAGTAGATCCAAATGAGATAGATCCAGACCAATTACATGTAGATCCAGAAACAGGAGTAAATTATACAGACTTAACTGATGAACAAGGTAATGAAGTTCCAGATTTAAGATTTGATCAAACTCCAGATTCAGATGAAACTCAACCAAACGTTGAATTGGAAAATGAGATTGTAACTAAGGAGGAATATGAGGCAGAATTGGAAGGACAGCGACATCAAAATGAGCCTATAAATCAACCACCAATGGTATCAGAAGATCAATTTAATGCTGAATTAGACAAACAAAATCAAGATAATACCAATGTTTTCGACAATACTACACCTGATGAACCACAAGGAAGGGTAGAAAAACTGTTTAATCCAGAAGAACCAAAAGAAGAAGGTTGGGAACCAGTATTAGGGGAAGACGAAGATAAAAAAGTATCTGAGGCTTTGACTTCTGATGGAATGAGGGTTCAGTCCGAACAAGTATTTGTAAATCCAGCAAAAAAAGTAATAGGAGCACCAAGATTCAAAGATATGAGAAAAAAAAAAGATCAGTCGAAGGAAACAGGAACGCCAGAAGGAGCGAAGAAAGGATGGGATACAAGGGGAAGAGGAAGGAAGCCAGAAGAAAAAAAGGGAAAACCAACAAAGGTGAAGATAGATGATTCAAGACAAATTGAAAGAACAGATGCAATTAGGGATATTACGAACACATTTCCAGATAAATTTGATCATGAAACAGCAACCAAACAAGCGATCAAATCAGAAAAACTACAAGATAAACATCAAAAAAGAGTCAAAGAGGTTATTGACAGTTTGAAACAAGAATTTCCTAATGCAGATGTAACAGGAAGAGTGAAAACAACTTACAGTATGATAGAAAAATTAGCAAGAAGACCTAATTTGTATAAAGATGTATCTGATTTAAATGATATATCAGCAGTTAGACTAGTATTAGAAAATCTAAATGATGTAAATAAAACAGTCAATCATATGAAAGAAAATTATAATATTGTAAATGAAGAAAAATATTTAGAAAACTCAAAAGGAGGATATAGAAGCGTTCACTTATCAATTATTGATAAACAAGGATTAGTTTCTGAAGTTCAGGTAAGAACGCCAAATCAGCAAAAATGGGCAGATTGGGCTCATGAATTTTATAAACCATTTGATAATGAAATGAAGGAATATTTAAAAGAAAATATGAACATTATAACAGATTATTCTTATAAGATGTCGGATTATTTCTATGATTTGGATAGTGGTAAAAAAGCAAATCCGCCAGAATGTCCACCAGAATTGGTTATAATAGGGTGCTTACAATGACAGATGAAAGTTACATAGAATTAGTTATCAAGGAACAATTAAGAACAACACCAAAGAAAGGATTCAATGTTTGTACATATGATGAATATTCAGATATAGGAAATAGAGTAACCGTTGTAAAACACACTAATACTGCGGAAGAAGCTAGAGAATTTGCAAAGAGTTTGAAAGGCGAAAAAGTGTATATTTATGGTGCTCAAAATGGTTAAAAAGGTAAAAGAGACAGAAAAATGGTGGAAAAGACCGCCTCGCTCATCTCGAACATGTTTTAGATGTAAACACAAGTATTCTAGCCACATAGACGTAAGATGCCTTAAAATAGTCAAAAGAAAGCCCGATAGAATAGAGTGTAATTGTAAGGGATTTGTATCAAATGAGGCTGAAATGGATATGATTGAAGAAAGGAAAAAAAGAAAGCTTTTAAATGACGAAGAGGTAATTTAGATATGCCTATCAAGATGGGGGATCAAACTTATGATAAATTTGAGGACGCCTCAAAATCAGTTCAACAAAGTAAGGGATTGCCAAAAGAAAGGGCAGACGCTTATGTAGCAACTATTGATAGAAAACAAAATGAGGCAGAAGTTCCAGAACAAACTCAATCTTTAACTTCACCAAATGCCGATGATGTAAAAACAGAAGATCCACAAGATTTAACATCTCCACAAGGTTCTTCAAGAGAAGCAGAAAATCCATTTGCTTCTGGACAAGGTGAATTATCGCCAGCAAATCCAGCACAGGATAAGGCAGAACCATCAGCAAATCCACAAGATCAAGCAGAACCAGCAAATGTAGGACATCAAGGAAGTTCAGAAGTTAGTCAAGATTCAGATATTAAGAAAACCAATGCATATGGAAAACTAAATGGTTCAAAACATATAGAAAATGAAGATGAAAATAAAGACAAAAGGAGAGAAGATCATCAAAGTCTTGAATATAATGGTGAATCATATAATAAAGTAGAATCAATAGAATATGATGGAAAAATTTACATTCCAAGGGCTGGAGAAGCAGAAGACAATGATTTGGAGTATGATAACAAATTTTGGAAAGAAGCAGACGAAGATGTATTAGAATTAGATGATGATTATTATGTTAAAGATGCTGAGGAACAAGGTGATATAGTTCCAAACCCACAATCATCAATGCCACAACCAACAACTGCAACAAGTACACCTCAATTAAATCCAACTAGTGAAAGTATTATAATAAAAGAATCAAATGGTAAATATAAAAAGTATAACATTTTTGAAGTACACGAAGAAGAACTGCCAGTTCAAAAACCAGCAGAAACAACAGAAATTCCAACTATTAATACTCCACAAGGAAATATAACTCAAAACGTAGACAAACCAAAAGAGGAACCAATAGAACAAAAGGAACCAGTTGAAGAAGTTATTGCTGTTGAAAAAATAATTATGAAAGAGAAAGGAATATTAAAATTTAAAACTGTTTATACTGAAGTTAAAAAAAAAGCTTCAGAAAATGATATAGGTAATTGTGATTTTTGTAAAGGTACTGGTAAAGTAACCGTTGAACATTTAGGTTTAAAAGATTGTCCACGTTGTGGAGGAGACGGCAATGTAGATGGTGTGCAACCAAATGAATCTGGATTACAACAAACACCAACCCAAATGCCAAATCAACCACCAAATCAAACACAGCAACCGCAGGGTTCAAGTCCACCATTAAATCAACAACCACAACAATCAACTCAGCCTCAAGAACCAAAGAAAGAGAACCCATTTGAGAAAAAGGCAGATAATCCATTCGAAAAGAAAAAGGATTCCGAAAACCCATTTGAAAAAAAAAGCTTAGAGTGCCTAGTATGTCCTAAATCAGTGAAACAGTTTGAAGGTTGGGTTCAAAGAAAAATAAATATATTAAAATTAAAGAGACCTGCACATGAAGGAGTTGGTCTTTTATTTGGAATACCAACTATTGAACAAAAAGGAAAGAAAATAAAAGGTGTATTAGCATATGCTGGAGTTTCTTTAAATAATCGTATTTATCTCCCTGAAGAATTAGCAAAAGGTGACGGTAAAACATTGCCACTTTTATTAAATCATAGCAATGTAGCGGGAGCAGAAGAAGAATTAGATAGATTAGACGAAAAAATGAGAGGTTCTCTTGAAAAAAATGAAGATTACCAAATAGGATGGGTTAAACTAAAATGGGTAGCCGAAGAATTAACACTTTATTATGAAGGAGTAATTATAGACAAATTCTTCCAAAGGGAAGTAGATGATGCACAAATGGCGGTATCATTAGGAATTTGGTATGATTCTGATTCTCCACAAGTTTGTGATCAAGAATGTTATACACTTATTAGAGGAGCAGAATTTAGAGAAGTTTCATTAGTATATCACCCCGGTTTTCCAATAGCAACTATTGAAGCAGTAGAAGCAAACTTAAAGAAAAGGGCGAAACAAACAATAATAGCAGAATCATTAGCTATACCATATTTAACTTCATCGGAAACAGGCAATATTACATTTACTACAACCGATGTAATGGCAACTACAACTTCAACACCATTTAATTATAATTCAACAACTGCATAAAAATAGGCACGAAAAATTACACTAAAAACACCCCTAATATATACTTATTAAATGCTTATAAAGGAATTATGCTTAAATTTAATTAGTATGCCTACAAAGGTTAGAAAAGCAACAGAGGATGTTAGCGATCAAATAGAGCCAACAGGAAAACTTCCAGCAAGCGGAGTACCAGATAATGGTGCAGACGGAACTGCTGGTGGTGCAAATTGTCCGGATGGTCAAATTTGGAACGCACATACTCGAAAATGTGAAAAATCTGACTTAGGTGACGCAAGTAAGCGTTCAATACCTGAACCAGTAGCAAAAGCTTCATCTGCAACTGGAGAGGCTGAAACAGTAGACGGGATCGATGTTGATCTTGTTGAAGGATCAGAACTTCCAGATGACAATGAGAAAGGTGTAATAACCGATTTGATTACAGGACAAGACGGTAGCGAACCAGCAGTAGATCCAACTAAATTAACTGGATCAAATGCTGACAAAACTAGCGAGGCTCGAAGAAACGGAACTTATGCATATAAAATTGCAAAAGCCGAAGCTTTGAGAAAACTAGAACAAGCCGAAATGCGAGTACGTGCTAAAGAATTACTAGCTAAAGAAGCTGATTTGGATGCACGAATTAGACAAGCAAAAGAGTCTTCAAAACCAAGAGCATTAGTAAACACTCCACAAGGAGTCTATGCAAATGGTTCTAAGACCAGTGCTGTCGAGGCAGAAATATCAAAACCCTCTGCATGGTTCAGAGCGGTTCAAAGAGAAGAGAATGTAAGTCCAGCATTTATCTGGCACATTAACAAGGAGAAAATCTATGAGAATTACGGTAAGCAATTCTACAAGAAATTTGATGCCAACGGCAATGAGTTAAAATTCCCAGTTCCAAAAACAGAAGTGGGTAAGACTTATGGCGGAGAAGCAGTAACAATTTCAGTAGCAGGACCAGCTGACGGAGACTTTATGAGAATCATGTCAGAACAAGTTCTAGTATTACCTAGTGGAAAAGTAGTAACTCCAATTCGTCAATTCACAGAGACAAAAGTTTTGCCTCCGGGAACACGAGAAGCATTCTTCTACGACTTTGGACCAGTAACTTTCAGCGATATCGTTGAAGGAGACACTGATCCGGCTGTAGCAGTTCCATTATCTTCACCAATCATAAGAAGTGCTGGAACAGAGACAGATCCAAGAGGTACAAGGATAGATATCGGTTATCAACAAACTGAGGAAAGTCCGATTGATATTATTGCTTCAGCAAACCGTTCATTTGCACTTGAGAGCATAAATGATGAATCAGTAGAAGTTTTGACTCGAGCTTACAACCTCGATGCAGGTTCTTCAGGTTCAGCAACTGTTCGAAAGGCAAAAGGTGGTGGTACAAAAGCTGGTAGATGGGTCGATGGTAATACAGGAACTCAAATAGTAGCTGATGCCGGTGGTTTAGGAGTTTTAACCTACAGAGGATTACTTTCTGCAAAGGGAGTAATTCAAGATGAAGGTTTAGACGATTCAAACTTAATCACATACACTAGCGGTAAAGGAATTCGTGACTTAACATTAGATCCAGATCTGGATTCATACATTGGATTCTCTAGACCTGCAATAATTACAGAAGCAACTGTAGAAAGAATCGCTGGAACAAATCTAGTGAGATCATCTGCAATAGCTCCAACAACTTTCGTTGGTGGAAAAAGATCTGTAATGTTTATTCCAAATGTAGCATTTGGTTTAGTTTCAGGAAGAGACTTAACAATGGAAGCTCAGCGAAGGAACGAGAGACAGTTGATTCATTTGACTGGAACTCAGAAAATCTCTGCAGTAGTTAAGAACGTAGAAGCAACAGTAAGATTGTCACACCTATAAGAATCACACTTATTTTTCTTTTTTTTTTATTTTAAAACAAAGGGGATTCTATAGATTATCGCTCTATAGAACTATTCATGGATCTTAAGAATGTTTTTAATTGGCTTGTAGGAAGCTTGACTATCTTATCAAGTGATTTTTCTTCCATTACTCTAATTGCATCACCATCTAATGTTTCACAAGCTCCAGTAAAGTCTCCATATAATTCAGAGATTGCTTTGTGGTTATCTAAACATTCTTGGCAAGATCCCCTATAATAACCCTCATGCCATACATGTTCGACTATAATGTTTGTAACTTTACCACAATCATTACATTCGGACTTTATAATGGTTCCTTCTTTAACATAGGATCTATCACAATTTACACATTTGTTATCCTTGATAACACATTTGTAAAAATGCCTGTTATTACAGGTTTCTTCACTAAGTATTTGTTTCATACTATACCTTATCCCATATAGTATATAAGTGCTTGTGTCGCAGGGATTAAAAACAAACCTTTATATACCGTCTAGTATATAGATATAGCATGAACGTAGAAGCAATACAAGACGAAAAAAATTCAGTTGTTGACGTAATCAGAAAGAAAGATTACATGCCTTCTTTAGAGATGGTAAAAGTCAATCACTACGGAAAAATTATTGATGTACCGCAAATAGTTCTAAGTCCAAAAAACTCTGGAACAAAATACGTACTTCAAGGAAGACCATTCAGTAAATTCTTAACCTTCATTAAAGTTCGTAAATCCAAATTAGTACCACAAATTAGGGCTACTTTGAGAAAAGGTGAAGGAATAGAAACACATAACAAATACATCCAAAACAAATATCCAAAGTCACCAACAAAGAAATTCCAAATACTGCATAAAGGCGGAATAGTAACTAGATTTACTTCCAACAAATATATGTCAGTAGATCAAGAATTCATTCAAAAAACAATCGAAGATAGATTAACTGCTGAAGGAATCAGATTTGAGAAAACTGTCAAATTTGAAGGCGTTAATGGCATCTATAAATTGTTAAATGCAGTGACTAAAGGTTCAGAAATAGCAAAAACTGTAAGCTACATCAATAAGAATAATGGTGATAAATCACTAAGATTCTATGGTGGAGCAGTAGTTATAATATGTGGTAATGGAATGATTTCTAACAATTCAACGTCAGAAATCAAACTAAGACATATGAAAACAAACACAGAAATTGCAAGAGAAATCAACAAACACATTGGAGCAATCCTAGAAAGCCTAGATGTTCTACCTGAGAAAGTCTTTAAACTCCGTGAAATCGAAGTAACTAAGAAACAAGCAAAAAAGAGAATCAACGCCTTGCCTATCCCACAATACATGCAAAAAGCAATCTGGAAACGATTGTTTACCAAGTCAGACAAAACTCTTAATGGTAAAATGGATTGGGATGGAACCCTTTATGGCATCTATATGGCATCCACTTACGTAGGAAGCAATATGGAAACCATCAAAAAGAGCAAAAACAGAAAGGAAGAGATTAATGAATCACATGCAGAAATACTACAAAACTTCGAATTAATAACAACTGATTATACAGGTAAAGTACCTATTCCAGTGGCTATTTAGCCACTTTCTTTTTATTTATAATTAAATACTAGTAAGATGTATCTATAATGTGGCACGTTTAATAGAGTGGGAAAGTGTAAAGGAAAAATTAAGATTAAATGATGATACTTTAAAAGACGAAATGTATCTCTATATACAGGAAGTAGACGATCTTGTAAATAATAGGATTAGGAATAAATTAGGAACTACTGATTTCAACGGTAATGATATCATACTTCCTTTAACTGTTGACGGGGAACCATCAATAGATGAAGAACTTAAAGCAATAGCAACAGATTTGGTTATAGGTAAATTTAGATTACAAACTTCGGAAAAACCACTGGTTTGGGATACGGCAATAAAAAACTTAGATAATTATCTTGATAGACGATTTGGATATACAAGAAATGTGCCATTTAGACAAATACCATTAATTGTATTAGATCCAGCTCTTGGTCCTCCAAGTCAGGTTGTAACAATAGAAGGAAGCAGATGGCTACCCAATGCTTTGTTAAGAATTACTGTTGACGGGATACAAGTAACAACTATTCCAGCACAAGCATTAACAGATGAGAATGGAGCATTTTCAGGTATAACATTTACAATACCAGCTTCATCAATAGTTAATGAACCGGCTATTATAATTATAACAGATAGAAAAAATTTCAAAGAGATTAACTTTACGGTGATTTAAACATGAGTGCTTCAGGCAATTTTCAGGCGGATACACTTACTCAAGATCAGGTAGTAACTATATTAAAAACTGGAACATATCCATACAAGCTATTAAGGTTCTTCACTCAAGAACAAAAGTTTCCAGATTATCCAAGCGTGGAAGTAAGAAGGGTTGGTTCGCCATCAACTACGTCAGATGTTCAAAAAACTACGGTAGATACAACATTTGAAATAAAACTGTTACTAAAGTATACAAGAGAAGAAGAATTTGAAGAAGCCGATAGATTAGTAACGGAAGATGAAATTTTAACGTTATTGGAAAATGCTGATATACCACCACCGGGAAAAATATTTTTTGAACAAAAGAGTTGGAATACCTCAACTACTGATAGTGCAATTTATGGTAGTACAAGCACATTACGATTTACTTTTAGACAGATTTTATCCACTACAGGGGATGGAATTGTTGGTGCATATAATTCATTTGAATTGGATAGTGATGGATCTGGTTCTCCACTTTCAGGACCTCTTTCAATTCAACCTCTTTCAATAAGTGATGTATCAGGTGTAACTGTTGATCAACATAGTATAGATACAGGGCAAGTTCAATATGATCCAAGGGAACTAAGGGAAGGAGATTTGAATATAACCTATGAATCTACTCCAGATATAGATGTTCTTGTAGATCAACTACATACAGCAAGGGAAGAATTTAAGGGAAAACTAGTAAGAAACGGAGTGCCAAAAAATGTGCTATTTTTAGTAGGAACAAGCACAAGAACTAGTAGTTATGGTGAAGTTGAGAAGGTTACAACACAGTTTTTCGTGGTGGGAACATGGTAAAAAAATATATGTTTTTAAACGATAAAGAGGAATGTAGGTTATGGCTATAATTGATTTTAACTTGCAGGGATTAAGAACTCGTGCATTTAAAGGGTTTATTCAATTTCAAGATCCAAATAATCCAGCTAATTACCTTAGATTAAAAGAAAGACAAACAGCCAGTGTTACATTTAATTGGTTAAGAGATCCACATTATGATGATGCCGGTATAAAAGTATTAGATCCAGCTGGACATGGTCATACATTTGATATGAATCTAAAACTTACTTCTGATTTAATAGATGATGAATATAATAAAGCAAATCCAGACACATCTTCGGATAAAAAGACAGTTTCTTATTGGATGCTTAAAAACGAGTTATATGAGCCAATTCAAATAATATTTGTTACAACACTTGAAGCACAAAGCGGTCCCGCTGGAGATACAACAGAAAAATTCTTACATTTTAAATTTGTTTTAGATCCAAATAAGTTTGGTCCCGTTACTTTGGGAGCAAGTGGTGGTACTGTAAGTATACCGGTTTCCGGAGAAGTAATAAGTATATCTGAAGTAAGAAGAACAATAAATAGCGATGCACCTTGATACCATCAGTAGAAGATGCACAAAAGTATAAGAATAAAATATTTCATATAAGAGATAATATTGATTTTGTCTTACTAAGAAGTGCAGAAAGATGGGTTAATGAATTGATTATAGATGAAATTCAAAACAGAATGAGAAATGCTAACTTCTCTCAAAAGATATGGATGAACACCAAAATTATAACATCTAAAATTGAAAGAGATAAAGTAATAGTAACTTTACAGAATTATTATTTTTCAGAATCAGGTTTTGATGTGGCAATAGCACGGGAATACGGAACTAAAGATCACTGGATTAGACCTAGATTTAAACAACTGTTAAGTTGGATTCAAGATGGAAGAAGATTATTCTCAAAAGGACATATAGTAAGTGGATTAAAATCACTTTACATTATAAAAAATGTTGTTAATGAAAAGATACCTGAAGTTCAACTGAAACTAAATGAAGACGTAGAAGAGTGGAAAGCCCATGTTTTTGCACAATAAAATATGCTAATATAGTCCAGAGCGGTTATATTAGTTATGAAGAGTCTTAATGATGAATATGAAGTAAAGAATGTTATTTATGAAGGACAAAAGAGGTATAGAAAAACATCTGAAGGGAAAGAAGCTTTAGCAAGGGCAAATAGAAAATACAAGATAAAACAAAGAGTACAGCAACTTTATGATGCAAGTAAAACAAAAGCACCAAGCTGTCATGATTGCGGTGAAACATATTTAGGATTTTTAACTGTTGATAATAGTAATGTAATTTGCTATAATTGCAAATTTGGAATAAATGAAGAAGAGATTGAGGAGATATGCCAGTAGAAAAGGACATTAATTTAGATAAGCCACTTTCTGAAGCCGATATTAGGCAAATGGAAGAAGATGCTAGTAGATTGGAAGAGTTAGCTAAAAAGGCAGAAGCCAATTCTGAAAAAGCCTCAAGTTTACAAAGTAAAGAAGATCAATTATTAAATGACGCTGTTAAGAAAGTAGAACAAATAGAAAAAGAAGCAGAGAAGGCAGAAAAAGCAAGAACGCGAATTAAAAGAACAATCACAGAAGTAAATCAATTAGCAGAACACAGAACTGCATTAGGTAATATAGGCGGTGAAGAAGACTTTGAAGAATCAGAAGCGGGCGGATTTGAAGGAATGGGTGGAAGAGATCCATTTACTGGTAGATTAAAGACTGGAAGAACTGCATTTGGAACAGGACAAGAAAAATCTCCAATGGGAACTATTATAAGATTACAGGCACAATTAGAAGAAGCAGTAAAGCTAGCAGAACAACAAAAGAAAGAACAAAAGAAAATAGAAAAAGAAATTAGAGATCAATTAGCAGAACAGAAGGCAATGTTAAGTAAAGTACAAAATGATTTTTCACAAGCTTTACAAATTAACGCAGATCCAGTTGGGTTTGGAATAGGAAAATTAAAAGGACTTATAGGAAAAGGCGGAATATATGGATTAATAGCACTTGCTGTTATTGAAATGGCAGACCAAATTTTTCAAGAAGTTGTTAAGCTATATGGAGATGGAGGACCTTACGATGTAAGAAAAACTGTAAAAGATCAAGTTAAAGAAATTGCAGAATTAGATCATATGTTAGATAGAAGAGCAGGAAGAGTGTTCTTTACTTCAGACGTTGAATTACAATCAGGACCCCCTGAAGTATCTAATACTACAAGACAAAGAGATAGAGTTGTTCAATTCCAGAATTGGAATGTTGGTGGTGCTTAAAAATGGCAGATGCATTACTTTTCTTTAGAACAGAGGCAACAAAAAAATGGAACGACATTAATCACACAGTTCCAAGCACATACTTTGATCCAAATAATCTACCTCCTAATCAAAAATTACAATTTACTTTGCCAGAAGAATTGTTGGAATCTGTTTCACTTGTATATGAAAATAACATAAAAGATTCACCAGTGTCAAATCCAGCCGGAAAAAGAGTGGTTAATAAACAGGATAACGGGTTACAAGGTCTTACGCTTGTATTTAGAGGACGTTTTAGAGATGCCAGTTTTGATATATTAAAAATACAGGGTTTTGCAGAACTATTACAATTAGAAGGACAATATCATCAATATGGTAAATTTGGATTTAAAGCTTCCAACACTGTTTCAACACCATTTAATTATGATCCTACAGATGGATTTGGACTTACTATAAAAAAATTATCAATTTCAAGAGTAGGAGGTAAACCTAAAAACTTTGATTTTGAACTGGTTTTAACTTCTGGTGGAACCATAGGAGTGCAATGAGGTGATAAAATATGAGTTTTATAAGTACAAACGCGTTTTATCAAGAAGAAATAATCTTATTAGATAAAGACTTTGAAGCACCAACTCCAATTACTGAAGGTCAAGTGATTAATGGCAATTTACAACCATTTAGGGCTAGAATAGAGCTAACTAACACAGGTAATGAGTTACAAAATAGTGGGATTATTACTTTAAGAATTCCACCAGATGGAACATTTGTAAGAAAAGAACCAATATTAATAAATGAAGGTGCAAAAGATAATTACATTATACAAGCAAGAATAAAACAAGATAGAGATAAGGATGGCGTATATGAAGAAGAAGGAAGACTGTTTAGATTTTTTATAGGACAACCTACACTAATAGATGATGCATTAACGGGAGAAACACTTAAGATAACATTAATTTCTACTGAATATCATACAAGAGAAACTTTGGATTCAGAAAGAATAACTTTTCCATTTAAAACCCCACAAGAAGCATTTGTAAGAAGAATAACTGCCTATAATACAATAAAAGGTGAAACTAATACTCAATTAATACATCCTGTTGGAATAAATGAAACTATAAAGTTACCTGATGCAGAATCATTAAGTCAAGAATGGCGACCATTAGCACCAACCTCAACACATGATTTATTTAGAATTATAGCAAAATCACAGTCTTTACCAAGTATTGCAGGCGGTGTTTTTAGAGATTTCTTTTTTGATTATGAACCACTTGTTCTTTCAACAAAAGCAGTAACAATAAAAGCAGAAGAAGAAGGAACTGTTGATAGAGGAGTAATAATAGATCCACTTCTTTTTGAATTTGTTTCGGGTACAGAAAAAGATAAAACAATCAATGTCGATTTGATTAAGTTTAAAAACCATGTTGTGATGGAAGGTAATCCAGTTGGTGGAACACTACCTATGGAAAATGCAAAATTTTCTTCTTTATGGGAACATGCAAAAATAAGACCTGAATGGGATGCAACCACACAATATTATGATGGAACATTAGGAACAAATCAAAGTGAAGTACGAATTCTTGATCCGTTTTTAGATGAAATAAGATTTTTTAAAGCAATACAAACAACAGGAAACATAAATAGAAATCCTACAACTGATCCTCTTAAAGAAGCATATTGGGAAGAAGATTTTGTAACAATTCCAGATTATAATAAATATGCAAGTTATAAAAAAGACGATATAATAGTTCAACCAGATTCAGGTCCAAGTCCAGTCGATAGATTTTACAAAGCAATTCAAGATGTACCAAATAATCCAACTAATCTATCAATATATAAACCAGCACCTTTTGGAACAAGTTATTGGGCTGACACAGGACAAACATTTTTGAGAGGACTTAATCATCCGTTATTTGATTCTAATGCAATAACTATAGGAAGAGGTGGAAGAACACGATTCTTTAGTTATACTCCATGGACTGCTGATTTTGAAGCAATGAGAGCAGGAACATTGTTTGGTATTGGTGATAATCAACAAGAAGATAATTTTGAAACAGCAGGATATCAAGGAGTTGTTCCAGATTGGAATTATGTAAGAGCAAACTTTGACAGAATAGAAGCTGATAATCAATATGAGCAAGTAGTAGGAAAAGACGTAATAAAAACTCTAGATGCACCACCACCAGACAAAGAATGTTATCTTGGTGCAAGATATTTGGTTTCAGAAAATCCTACAGGAATATTTAGTGGACAAGATAATAAAATAGCAGAATATGTCGGTCCAGATTTTAATCCAAATGATTCAGTTAGTGATTGGGAATTCAGCAAATCTCCAGAACATGGTGAGGTTATTTGTCATCAAGCAACTGGAGTTATGTTAGTATGGAAAAACGACACAAATCAGTGGGAAAAGTTTTGGAATGTTTTGGATATTGCACCCGGCGGTGTAGATAATTCAATATGGCAACAAATAGTAAATGGACTAACAACAGTTGGGGTTTTTTTTATAGTCACTGCACTTGGACCCATTGTTGGTACAGCAATTTCATTTTTATTTGATATACAAACATTCGGTAGTGCAACAAGGCAATCTCCATTACATATTTGTAAAGATATTAAATTAGTAGAAGGAGCATCTGGAATTCCGGGTCAAGCATTTGAGTTAAGATTTGATTGGAACCCATTTGAAAGTAATTTTCACTTCACCGGTGAAACAGGAGGAGATAAGAAAAATTATACTAGTTTAGGAGCATGGTGGTTTATGCAATTTCCATATATGAAAATACCTACATTTTCAAGAGATGTTGGTGATGTATATAAAAATCCTGTTATAGATACTAATAATTTAACATTAAACCATAAAGGAGAATATGGATGGAATAGAGGTCTTGATAGTGAAGACTTGGGTAGAATACAAACAATTCATTTTAAAGCAAGATTATCATTATATGGCTCAATTACTGGAGGTTTGGTTCTTGGTTATGCAGATATGCCTATGGTTTGTTGGGCTGTAGATATTTTTGATAGAATTTGGTACACACCAATTAAGATATCAAGAAACGGACAATATGATGTATTTGATTTGTCATTTGGTGAAAATTCAGCAGGACAATTACATCATGGAAGGTATGACGAATATCTTAAATTATTTGGTATTGTTTTGGAAACAGATTGGTTGTTAAAAGAGAAAGAATGGTCAGGATTGGAATTTGACTGGAGGTTTGTAAAAGCTATTGGAATATTTTATGAAGCAGGGTACAATAACGAAGGACTATATGTTGCAAGTCAGTTTCCCGATTATGTAAAAAGTATATCAGAACAAGTTGCAGGATCAATATTTCCTTTTATTATTTCTCAAGGATTGCCGGGCGAAGAACATCAACCAAATGATTTACTTATTAATAATGCTAGATTGGCAATAGATGAACTTCATTTTAAAAAACAACTATATACAACTTCAAACAATAAATCACTTCAAACATTAGGTTCTAATTCAAGAGCAATATTAGACCACGATGCATCTGAAGTTGATTACTTAAACTTAAAAATAAAATCACAAGCATCAAGGGAAAGAAAGAAATTTGTTGAACAAGTTTGGTTTATGCAAGGTCACGGAGATGTAAGATTAAGATTTGGTGAAAAGTTTGTTGCAAGTGGAAGTAGAGTTCCCGGCGGTACTCAAGACCTTATATGCAGTGAAGTAAAACATGTTATAGATAATGATGGATATATGGTACATATTACAGGCAAACGAAAGTTTGTTTTTGAAGAGGAGGTGTAATAAATGAGCTATGATAATGATACAGCAGATCACGCAATAAGAGCGTTAAAGGAAGAAGTAGCAAAAATAAGAGAAGAGCAGTTTGCCAAAGCATTTCCACTAAATTCGGGAGGAAGAGGAGGTGGAAAATTAAGCTCTAGTATTGGTGGTTCGTTACCAACTACAGGAACTGCTACATTTATTCCTAATGTAATTAGATTAACCAAAGATACTGGTGTAATAAATAAGTTAAATTATAAAACGCTAGTACCAAACATGGAATTTGCGATAAATGAAACAATTACTGGTGGAACTTCTGGTGCGACAGCAATAATAGGAGATATAGATATACTTACTTCTACTACAGGTGTTTTAACACTTAAACCAAATTCGATAAGCGGAACATTTACTAATAACGAAAATTTAAACGGTAGCATAAATGGAAACGCAAAAGTTGATGGAACGTTATATACACAAACTGGCAGAGGTCATTTAAACGCTGGTTCAGCTTCAATTATTGTAGAAGGTGTAGCAACGCCATATGAAATTCATTTTATAGATAATGCAAAAAACAACGGACAAATAGTGTTATTAAGAGCACAGAATGGTCAAACAATAAGGCTTAGAAGAGCAATAACAACCGATGCTAATACTGGAAATTTGGATTTAGATTCTTCTTTTAATATAATAGAAAATGCAATAGTAATTCTTCAATATCAAGGAGCAAGCAATGTAACTTCTGATGGTGGATGGGTGCCAGTTTTATCAAGTGTTACAAGTGGTGGAGCTGGAAATGTTTTTGATTTTCCTATATTATATCCCAAAGAGGATTTAGGAGATCAGTCTGGAGCTGTTGGTTTATCATTAAATCAAGCAAACGGTCATTATAAGAGAATAAGAATGATAGGAAATATATCATTAACGTTTAGTAGTCCACCACCTTCATCAAATGGATTTAAATTTTATGTGTTACTGGTTCAAGATGGAACAGGAAGTCGTACTTTGACTGCATTACCGGCTTCAGTTAAAAACGGTGCTTCAATATTAACACAAATAGATTCTGCTGTAAATTCACAAACTTTAATACAATTTGTTACGGCTGATGGAGGAGTAACTTATCATGCACAGATAATAGCACCGGCTGGAGCTGGTCAAGATACTCCATGGCAAGTTGATCATGATGCTAATACATATGATCTTTTTAATTTAGATAAATTAAGATTTGCCCCAGCTGGAGGATTTAGTTTTCCTACTGATGCAACAGTAAAGGGACTTTCAACTTCTGGAACGGGAATAGAAGCAAATGTTCCACCATCACAACAATATAGATGGTATATTGGTGGGTTTCCACACATGACATTAGATACTTTTGATTTACTCATGCATGACTTTAATATAAAAGATGTAAGATTTCTTGGGTTTACAGATAGCCCTTCATTTACAGCTCACATAACAAGTGAAACATCGAATGCAAGATTATATTATTCTGTAACAGGTGCTGGTTCTCATCATGCATTTTACGTAGATAATGGAGTAAATGCAAACATGGAAATGAGGTTGAATGTTAATAAATCAAATGTAAATTTGGATATGGTTACAAATGATATTATTAATCTAGATCAAGCTCAATTTGACGCATTTGGTGGGTTTGTTTCATCTATTGATCATGGACAAAGAAGAATCAGTGGTGGTAATTCTGGAATCAATATTAATGTGCCAAAATTAAAAACTGTTAAACTATGGTTTGAAAATACTGGACAAACTAATAGTGATCTAAAATATGAATTTAGACAAGATGGACTTGATATGTATACTAATAATATATTCAATGTTCAAGGAATATTTTTTCCAAATGCAGGAAGTATAATTGATTTAGCTGGATTTGGATTAGAATTTCTAGCTGGTGTAAATCCTCCTTTTGGAACTGGTAATCCGCAAACTATGAACTTTAGAGTAAGGGGACCTGCACCTTCATACACTCAATTAGATATGTTTGTATTGGATGGCTTAGGACATAATACAACAAACGGTGGTGGAATGAAAATGTCTACTGATCTTAATTTACAAACTCAGAATATACATAATGTTGATATGATTAATTTTAGTTCTAATAATGGCATAGTAGGAGGAAATCAATTTGCAATAGCTGGCTCTACTGATGCAAATAGATTAGAGTTCAACGTTCCTTTTTTTAAGAGTTTTAGTTTCAGAGAAAACGATACAGAATTCATGAGTTTAGAAGAAGGATTATTAACAATGAATTTTGTATTCTCTGATCCAAGAATACGAGCAAATCAATTTGAATTACTAACTCATACATTAGGTACTAGTGGAATGGTAGATGGAATGATAAGACAAGTAAATAATGGAGGTTCATTAGATATAATGGTAGGAACTGGTGGATTTATTAGAAACTTAACAAATGCATTTGGCACTTCTTTTATTGGATTTACTGCAGATGCAGATCTTAATATGGGTACATTTAATATCTTTAATTTGGATGTATTACGATATGCTGTAGATAGTGGTGTAATAGGATTTGGAGAATATGGTTCAGCTGTAAATGCAGGGAACACTAAATTACAATGGAGTGTTCCATTAGGTAAGTTTTATGATTGGCAAGTTAATCTTACTTCTATAGCAACTTTAAACACTGCATCATTTCATATGAAAACAAATACATTTATAACAAATCCAAGCATTATAGCAGACGGTGCATTTATTTTAGGTGCAAATCACGCAAATGGAACAACAGGAATGCTTAATGGCGAAGACAGATTAGTGGGAAATGACGTAATATTTAGATCTGGAAATACAAATGTAAACTTAACAACATTAAGTGCCGGTGGAGCAGATAACTTGGGTGATCACACTGCAACACAACCGCTTAATATGGCGTTTAATACAATAACTAATTATTTAGGATGGACTTCTAGTGGAGGACATGCATTTTTTGTAAATGCTGGACTACAAAATTTCCAGTTGGGTAGTTCAACCGATGCTTTTAGATGGATTATTAGTGGTAATCCTACTCCTCTTATGGAATTAGGAATAACTGATTTAAATGTACGTAATAAACAAATAACTAATGTTTCTAATCCTCTCAATAATTTAGATGCGGTAAACCTACAAACATTAAATTCAGCAATAGCAGGAATAGACGTATCAACTTGGTCAACATTTCCAGCTACATCTATTGTAAATTTGGCAAGTAACTCATTACAGAATTTTACTTCATGGACTAATGCTTTTGGTCAAAGTTGGATTGGAGGTCCTAGTGGTCAAAGTTTCAATATTGGTGCTGGTGATTCTTACGATTATAATGTGAACGCTGTTCCTAAATTTTCAATAGGAAGTGTAGAGAATGATTCGTTTGTAAATTTAAATATGAATGGATTTAAAGTGATAAACAGTGGAGCAACAGTAGGAGGAGATGCTTCAACAACTTTAACTACAAAAGGCTATGTTGATTCATTGGTTGGTGGTGGTATTGATACAACAGCTAACTTTACATGGACTGGTTCTCATACATTCAACGGTGCATCTGTTAGTTTAATTGCACCAGCGATATTTATTGGAAATTCTATTGCTGATGGTATTTCTGTTGGCGGAAGATTTGTAACTGATCTTATTAGTTCTAATCTAAGTGATTTGGGAGAATTTGGTAATAGGTGGAATGTAATATATGGTAATAGTTTACAATTACAGTTTGGAGCACAAATAAATAACATTACTACTAATTCTTCTACTAATAATAATACATCTGTGATGACATCGCAAGCAGTTCAAACATTAGTGGCAAGTGTAGGAGGAGTATCATTGAGCGGAACAAATACATGGACTGGTATAAACACATTTAATAATGGAGTATTATTCAACAGTGCTGTCGGATTTGTTGCTGGTTCTATACAACCTACAGCTATAACAGGAACAGCAGTAAACTTAAACAGTACACAAACTATAACTGGAACTAAAACATTTACACAAGCAACATTTAACATAAGTGGAAACTTGAATCAAGATGGTGGACAAATAGGATTTAGAGGTAGAACACCACAATCAATAACCACAATGCCAAGTGCTCCAGCTACTTTGGCTGGATTACAATCAACATTAAACTTGTTATCTTCTATATTAAGAGGGATGGGAATAGTAGGCTAATAGGTTATATAGAAGAATATGGTAATGTGGCTATGGCAATAAGCGATGAAGTTCTTGAACAATTAATTGGTAAATTGTATGTAAGTTTAAAGGAAAAAGTAGATGCTGAACAACAAATAAATCAATATATTAATGCTTTAATATCTATCAGAAAGAATGAAGATGGTTCTTTACCTATAGATATATTTACTGGAATTCCAATAACGGAAGAAAGAAGAAGTGAAATATTAGAAGCGACAATAGGAAACTCAGTTCAATTTGTCGGGGGTGAATAGTAATGAGTAAGAATAAAGGTGCAAAATCGGTATCAATGCCTGAACCTAAAGGAACAGAACCAAAAACTCCACCACAGCCAGAGCAACAAATGACTGAAGATCAAGCATTTATGGCATATATAAATAACTTAATGAGCAATGTTATCTTAGAACACGAAAATGCAAAAACAGGTTCTATTGAAGCAATCAAAAACATAGGTCAAAAGCTAAATCTTTACATGCGAGAGGTAAGTAGATTAACAAAGGAAAACGAAGCACTTAAAAAACAAGTAGATGAACTAAAGAAAAAGTAGTTCATTTATATTACCCTTTTTGGTAACTATGTGTAACATGACTGAGTTATCACAAGAAGAAAAAGATAAACAATGGCTTGACTTAAAGAAACAATGGAAGATAAAGAAAGGTCAAGAAGCAGGAGATCCAGAAAAGGCGAAGAAACAGATAAATAAGATACAGAAATTACTAGATTTAGACGTGACTGACTTTGATAAAGAAGTGCCAACTAAAGAAGTGAAAGAATATACTGATGCTGAGGCAGAATCATTATTTACAGAAGAACAAATGGAAAGAATGGAAAAAGGAGTTAAAAGAGCAATAGCAATAAAACATTTGTTATCTGGAATGATAGTTAGTCATTTTCCAACATTGAAAGGAAACGCACCGGGAATTGGTCAAGTAGTAAATATAACATACGATTTAATAAAAGAAGATTTGAGAAATTTAATAAAAGATGACACAAAATGAATGTAAAAACAACAATAAAACTTGGTGACAAGATTGATACATTTGATGATGCCAATTCTTCATTTGGATCAAATGAACGTAATCTAGAACAGTTAGCAAAGTTTAAAGCATACATGAATGTAATGATAATGGCAATAGAGGACAAAGACCCAGAAATGAAAAACAAAAGAATAGAAGTGATTATGGAATTTGAAGATGATGGGTTTTATCTTGTATTAGGAAGAAAACCAAGAGAGGTAACTGAATTTGGCACCTAGAAAAAAAGAAGAAATAGAACAAAGCTTAAAGGAAGTTGATGAAGCACTTAGCTTTAATTTGGCAGATATAGAAGGAATTGGACCTGTTAAATTAAAGAAATTACAAGAAGCAGGAATATTAGATGCAACTGATTTAATAATAAGAGGACCCAAAGAATTAGGCGTATTACTTGATATGGATTCTAGTGATACAACAAAAATGATAGAAGATGCACGAACATACTTGCGTGATAAAGGAGTTGTAGCAAAAGCAGTATTTACAGGAAGAGAATTTTATAATTATATGACATCAACAAGATATACATTAAGTAGTGGAGTAAATGGATTTGATGAAATGATGAGTGGTGGATTTGAAAGTAGTGCTATAACTGAACTATATGGAGAGTTTGGAGCTGGAAAAACTCAGTTTTGCTTTATGGCAACCATTATGGCACAACTTCCTTACAAGAGAAAATGTTTTAAATGTCATGAGGTATTTGAGGATCAAAAAATAGAAAGATGTCCAACATGTGATGTAAAAACATTAACAGTTGGCGGGTTATCTGAAATAGGAAAGCCTTGTCGTGTTATTTATGTTGATACTGAAGGCACGTTTAGACCTGATAGGATAGAACAACTCATATATGAACGCGGTTTGGTTCAAACAAAAGAACAAACTAAAATGGAAGAAAAAAGAAAAGATCCAAAACAACCACTTAATGACGAGGAACGCGAAAAAGCTATGAAGTTTTTTGATAATATAATATTGATTAAAGTTGCAAATGCTGGACATCAGCTTTTAGTTGGTCAAGAATTAGGTTCATATATAAATCAAGAAGGGCAACCTCCAGTAAGACTTTTGATAATAGATTCTATTACAGCAACATTTAGGCTTGATTATTTTGGAAGAGGAGAAATAGGTGAAAGACAAGAGAAACTAAAGAGACACATAAAGCATGTATCACGACTTTGTGAAACATACAATATAGTTGGTATCGTAACAAACCAAGTATTACAATCACCTACTGGTTTTGGCGATCCAATAAAGGCATCAGGTGGAACAGTATTATCACACACATCTACGCATAGGATATATCTAAAGAAAAGTGGTAAAAAGGTAGTAGCTATCATAATAGATTCACCAAATCACGCAAAATCTGAAGCCATATTAGAACTTACTAATAAAGGAGTCGAAGACGCGAGTGCATAAACAAACGTTTATATACACTAGGGTATATAGGACTTGTTAATGAAGCGTATAGAATATTATTTAAAAAGTGCGGAAATATACTCTAATCTAGCAATATCAGAACAAAACTTTGACAGAAAAACAACATATCAAACTAAATCTGAAGCTGATTTAATAACGGCTAAGTATTATTTAGAGGATTTGGAGAAATAAATCATGACTTGTAAAGGCGTTTGTGTAAGACATAAAGCATCAAAACCAAGAGGCATAGGAAGATATGCTTCTGGACAAAGACGATGTCAGATTTGTGAACTTTATATGAATTGGGAAGGATTATGGTGTCCATGTTGCGGATACAGATTAAGATCAAAACCAAGAAATGTTACATATAAGGAAAGACTAAAGGAAACAGTTTTTAAATCTGGGACCCATGTAAAAATATTCAAAGATTGGAGAAACTGCAAAGGATTTGAATTCAATGCTATTCTAGTAAAACTAATAGAACCACAATGTGGGGAAGGTGGAGCAGAATGGAGTATAAGAAAATTAGATGACTTTACAAAGAACCCCGAATGTCCAACTGAGAATCGAATCATTAATATAGAGAAGAAAGATAAAGATCAAAAGTACGTGGTATTAGATGAAGTATAGTATAGATTTACGACAAAACAAAAATGGGGAATGGAAAGTACGTACTAAGGCAAATGTGCCATACTATGAACAAGTGGCATTTGATAGGCGAGTGAAAGAAGCATTAGAAGAAAATGGTTTTACACTATTCAAATTAATAGGTGTTGACGAATGAGTGGAAATCAAACTCAACGTGGAGAAATCCATAATTTTTTCAATGAGTATAGGATAAAGGTTGAACATCATCAAAATGCAACCGGAAGATGGCAATTAGGATTCAAATATCAATCTAATGACGAGGATCTTGCAATAGAAATGGCAATAAAAAAAACACTACAATATGTCAATGGTATGAAAGAAGCAGGACTTCCGCCAGTTGAATTAAAAAACTTAAATTTCGTACAAAAAGAAAAAAAGGAGGAGAAATAAATGGGAGAAGGAGACGACGAAGTTCATGTTAATATAGAAAAAACCGATGACGAAGAAGAAATAAACGCAAGAAATGAAGTAAATATTTCTCTTAATGATAGTACAAGTGAATACAACAGAAACGCAAATGTGACAGTCAAAAGCAAGGACAAAGACGTTCCAGATTTGATGAAAATAGCACTTGAAGCGTTAGAAAAGATTAGAATTAGTAAACAAACTAATAAAAACGATAAAGCGGGTCAACACTTTGGTTAAAATATTCGGCAAAAAGAAGAAAGAAGTAATAACAAATACTTCTGGTTCTGTTTCAATAGACGCTTCAGTATATTTTGGCGGTTCCAAGATAGGAGATATTATGTATGTAAGGGCAAAAGAAATTAAAGGACAAGACTACATGGAAATGTTGATAAGATTGGAAGTAGGTTCAGGTATAGAACCACAAATTGTTCAAGTATTAGCTAAACAAGGACTACATATAGGAAGACCAGCAAATGACTATTAATGATATACGTTTTAATCCATTGGTATTAACTGACTGTTATAATCTTAGTCACTGGTATCTCAAAGAAAATCAAGATTATGAAATATCACATATTTACAACAGATCAAGACCAATGATACTATATGGATTTAACGAAATTGTTATAAATCTGTTAAATCAAAAGATTCAAGAGTCGATGGTTATGGAAGCAGACGAATGTGCTAGAAAAATGGGTATGAAGTTCCCTGTTGATATGTGGATGAATGTTATAGATAAACTTCATGGTTGGATACCACTTCAAGTAGAAGCAGTTCCAGATGGTACATGGGTTCCACAAGGAACGCCATTCGCTCAAATAACCAATACAGATGAAGGTTTTGGTGAACTAGTAACATGGTGGGAAGGAATATTTTTACATTCATATTTTCCTAGTGCATGTGCAACGAGAGCACTTGAAATGAAGAATTATTTGGTAGAAAATAAATTGCCATTACATAGATTTCATAGCTTTGGATTTAGAGGGCATCGTTCATTGGAAGACGCATATTGGGCTACTACAGCATGGAATATGTTCTTAACAGGAACAGATGATTTTCATGGTCAATATCATTGTCCTACGGCAAAATTAGGAAGCATTCCAGCAACAGCACATAAAACTATACAACAGTTTGATAGTGAAAAACAAGGATTTATTCATGCTATTGATCAAGTAAAAGAAAAAGGTCACAATATAGTGGCACTTGTAATTGATACATATGATCCAAGTCGTTTCATTCATGAAATGATGCGAGATGTATTAGAACACGCAGAAAAACAAGGAGTCCATGTTGTATTAAGACCTGATTCAGGTGATGTATTAAGCCAAACTATACAGATTTATGGATTAGTGAAGTTTTGGGAGTTCAAAAATGTATCAATGATAATAGGAGAAGGAATGTCATTTGAAAAGGTAAAAGAATATGATAAGATATTAAAGGAAAAAGGAATACCACTTGAATTTATGAGTTATGGAATAGGAGCTGGTTATTATAATGATTTAGATAGAGATTATCTAGGTCATGCCATGAAAACTGCATATTCAAACGGAAAAGACAGAATGAAGCTAACAATATCAAATCCGTTTAAGAGATCAATTCCCGGCTGTGTTAATATTATAAAAGAGAATGGTAATTTAGTTGTAGATTATTCTAGTAAAGGACTTTATCAAACAGTTTATGAAATGGATGAGCATTCAACGCGTCCTAAATTATTAAGACAAAAATGGAGTGATATTAGAGAATTAGCACTTGAACAAAATACATCACAAGAAAAAATAATATTATCAGAACTAGTAAAAGCAAATATAAAGAATTTTGAGGGGAAATATTTACATGAAAAGATGCCCACAGTGTAATACAGAGTGGAAAGACGAAGTGCTTCATTGTTTGAAGTGCTCTGGATATGTGGAAGTACACAAAATTGACTAAGATAGTTTGTTTATCTGATACACATGGGTTTCATCATCATGTAAACGTTCCAGATGGTGATATATTATTACATGCGGGGGATTTAACAATGTCGGGAGAAATAGACGTATTAATGGATCTTAATGATTGGTTTGGAAAACAACCACATCCATATAAGATAGTAATAGCTGGTAATCATGATATATCATTAGGAAAGGATAAAGCACTTGGATATAAGATATTTACTAATGCCTATTATCTGTTAAATAATACTGTAGAAGTAGAAGGAATAAAAATTTGGGGTTCGCCTTATACGCCATGGAATAGTGAAGTTTATAACTATTTTGCATTTGGTAAGCCTAGATATGACATGAAGGGAGCATGGAAAGGGATGCCAAGAAATGCAGATATATTGTTAACTCATTGTCCACCAAAAGGCATATTGGATAAAGTGGCAGAAACAGGATTTAATCCCAACGAACATGTAGGCGATGAGTTATTACTAGTAAAAATTGAAAGAAACAAGCCAAAATATAACATATTTGGACACATCCATGAAGGATATGGAATTCTCAAGAAAAAGGATACTACATTTATAAACTGTTCTGTAGTGAATGAAAATTACAATTTGGTTAACGAACCAGTAGTCATAAAATGCTAAGTGGCTATAAGTATATATTCAGTAAAGTATATACAACTTTCATGGGGAGCAAGTTTAATTACCTACAAACGCCAAAACGTTCTTGCAGAACCTGTAACTATGAGTGGTTTTTAAGAGCGGTTGTAGAGAGAAATAATGTAGGAAAGATTATTGGTGTTGAAACAGTTGAGCCTAAAAATTGCCCTAACCCAAGGTGTAAATCGCCATATTGGAACAAACCATATGTGTTGGGGGTAAAGGCTTAAATTTATTTTTTACTTATGGTGATAAAATGGGAAACAGTAACTGGATATTAAGAAACATGGGCGAACAGGGAAATACTGAATATCGCCGAGAACAAGTTAGATGTGCTAGGATTTTGAGAGATAGATTGGGAGTGGCTTTAGTTAAACAAGAATATGTAGTAAAGAATTTAAAGATTGATGGTGCAAGTGCTCCAAATTGTGTTTTGGATATTGCTATTCCATCTGAGAAGATCGCCATTAGATTAATGGGTGCTATACATCAAGCTTCCAAAAAAAGAGGTATAAAGGATTGGTATCAAAAAGAAGCCCTTGGTCAGGCAAAGTGGGCAGTTTATGATTTTTATGCAGATAAATTTCCAAATTTGTGGAACCCTAAAAGAAGTCATGAAATAGATATGGCATCAAAGGAGGAAGTACTCAAAGCATTAGGTTTATGGGATGATCCAAGTGAAGCGAGAGCCTCCAAAGTGTAGAAATTGTGATAAGACCTTGGCATGGAAGCCATGGACAGGTATACCACAACCACCAATAGATCCAGCAACTGGTGAACCATGTAATTGTTGGAGAGACAAAGACAAACAACGATTTTTAGGAAAAGACGCATATGCAAAATGTCTTTATTGTGAAGGTTACTATCAAAAAGATAAGGGAAATAAAGAACATGAAAGACTTTATCATTCAGAACAAATTGCAAGTTAAATTTTTATTTAACTTTAAATTTACTTAATTCACAAACGTTTATAATACAGTTAAATACAAGTGACTATAATGACAGTTTTAACGCTAGAAAAAGAATTATCTGAATATTTTCTTTCAACGAGATTAGAAGATATAGAATCGTTAACTCCTACAACAGTTTTCAAGATATCATTAAAGGACAATGAATTTTTAAATAATGTACTTGGCGAAACAAAAGGTAATTTTAGAAATGTGATTAGAAAAGCACTGATAAAGGCATATATTAAATGTAATTTTAATGATGAACAATTAAGTGAAATATCAAAAACCGTAAAGGAATATCAACGAATAGATTTATTTATAGAAATACCAGTGGATATTACTATCCAAAACATCAGTGCAGAAGAACATGAAAGAAAAATTATTACTTTTGATTGTCAAGTTTCTTCAGTTGGACAAGAATATGCTGAAGCAATTCAAGCACTTTTTATATGTAAAGGTTGTAGAGATGGACAAGAATATTCATTTGATATTTATGAAGAAAGACCGGAATGCCCTATATGTGAAGAACGTTTAACAAGGATAGGAAATTCAGAATCAGAAACAATAAAAAGCATTTATGTAAAAGATGGAAAAGATATAACACTTGATATAGACGATAGAACATTTACAGTAAAGCTTCATCGTGAACAAACAAAACAATTTAAAATGAATGAATACATAAGAGTTACAGGAATGTTTAAATCAATACCAATGAAGAATACTGAAGTAAGTAAAATAATAATAGATGCAGTAAGCGTAACAAGCATAGAAAAACCAAAGGATAAATTACCAACACCCGAAAAAATAGAAGAATATAAAAAATTGGCTAAGGAAGGAAAATTAAGAGATTTACTGGTTAGAAGTTTTGCTTACTACATTACTGGCAATAGTGATCAAAAAATGGCTCTTTTATTGGCATTAGTTGGTGGAAATAAAACAGAAAATAAGCGTGGAAGAATTCATGTACTTATAGTCGGTCCGCCGGGTTCAGCCAAGTCTTCTACTTCAAAATTCATTAAAGCTGTATCTCGTAAAGGATGTTTAACAAGTATTCCATCTGCTAGTAAGTTTGGATTATTTTTTGGTGTTGTTGATACGCCAGATGGTAAAAAGGCATTAGGAGCAGGAGTTTTGGTAAAATATAATGGAGGACACGTATTTCTTGATGAATTTGAAAAAGGAGATAAAGTGATTTATGATATGATATTAACTGCAATGGAAAACGAAGAATATTCAAGACCGATCACAGGATATGGAAATCCAACCTTTCCATGTAGTACAACCATAATAGCTTGTACCAACCCTGTATTCGCAGAATGGAACGATAGATTATCTATACTGGAAAATCTAGGATTAACAGATAGGGTTGTTTCAAGATTTGACATAGTAATAAGATTATATGATATACCTGACGCACAAAAGGATTTTGAACTTGCCAAGTTTATATTAAACGATGCCAATGAAAAAAGACCTGAAAATACATTAAGCGAAGAAGAATTAAACGAGTTTTTAAATTATGCTCGATTATTAGAACCAACAATGTCAGAAAAAGCTATATATAAATTATCATTAGCATTTTCAGAGAGAGGCAAATATAAGAAAAATTCATTGATAGATAATAGACGAATTGTTGTATCAAAAAGAAAGGCTGAGGCGTTTGCAAAACTGGATCTTCAAGAAGAGGTAACGGAAGAATATGCTGATATGGCTGTTGAATTCTATAAAAAGGAATTAGCAACTTTTGGTCTTACGCTTGCAGAAGCAGATAAACTTAGTCAAACAGGTTTATTAAAAGATATGGGTAGAACATCAAAAGACGTAGCATTTAGAGTATTATATCATGAAATGAAGAAAATTGTTGAGGAAGGTTGTGTATTTGTAGATGATATAGTAACACAAATGGTATCTAGTGGCAAATGGAAATCGGCTGAAGAAGCAAGAATATATATTAGCCAACTAACCAAAAATGGAGTAATATCAGTACAACAACCAAGTAATGAGGTTACATTGGTTTAGTTAATATAAGGGATAGGATGTTAGATATACAATGTTTGGAAGATTAAAGTGTTTATTAGACCACGATTGGAGTCCAGAAGATTATAATGAAGAGGTAAAGGAAAATGGACATGAAGTGGGAGAAGAGATTTTTATTAGATGTCATAGGTGTAAAAAAGTAATGGCTGGAATTGAAAAATTACACAAAGGTGCAATAAAATGGACGGCATATGATAAAGGAGCAATAATGTATGATGTTAACCCTGAATATCTTAAAAAAGAGGGATTAAAACATAAGATTGAAAAATTTAGAGAGGATAACAAATGAGAAAGAGATTGACCAAGAAAGAAAGAGCAGAATACATTAAAAAAAGATATACGGCTAAAACACCTACAATATGTGTAAATTTGTTTGCAGGAGCAGGAGCTGGAAAAAGCACATGTGCAACTGGAGTGTTTACTTTATTGAAACACCATAATATTAATGCTGAATATGTATCAGAATATGCAAAGGATTTGGTATGGGAGGAAAGGCTTCACATTCAAAGAAATGATTTGGATATCTTTACTGAACAGGCAAAAAGACAATTTAGACTTAATGGTAAAGTAGATGTAATGGTTACTGATTCTCCAATTTTATTAAGCAGTGTATATCAAGATCCACTTGATGAGTTATATCATGCCATGGTAATGAGGGAGTTCAAAAAATATAATAATTTGAATTTTTACATAAAGAGGGTAAAACCATATCTGAAAATAGGAAGACAAGAAAGCTTTAATGGAGCAAAACTAATAGATAATAAGGTTAAGGAATTCTTAAAGAGAGAGCAAGTGCAATATGAAGAAAGACTTGGCAATAATGAAACTGTTAACTATATTACAGGGCTTGTATTGAATCTATTAGGAAAGAAGCAGGAGTACTTCATTACGAGGAAATAATATGGTTTGTGAAGGAGAATTTAATGTTCATGTGTATGACGGTTCAGTTCATTTTGGTCGTAATAGATTAATAGATTTTATTCCAGAAGTACAAGAAATTTTAAAGAAAGGAGGAACAGTTACTGAAGATACTGGTTTACATATTTGGTGGGATTGTGAAACAGAAATGCCAGAAAGATGGAATAAAGATCCAGTATCATATAGTTTATTGGATAATAGATATGATAAATATAAATCGGGGTTATGGTAAATGACAGTTGAAATATATATAGATGAAGATAAAAAAATATTGATTGTGGGTAAACCTAGTTTTGAATATGAAGTGACTCATACTGAATACTATCCAGAAAGAGATGTAAAGAAGATATGGATAAAGAAATTGAAAGAAGATCATATACCATGGACAGATCCAAGGAGGCATCCATAATGGAATCATTAGAAGATAAAAGACTAGGGGAAGAAGTAATAAGAAGATTCAAAGAAACACAGAAACAGTTAGTAGTTGGTGGAGAAAAGCGTAGCAGGACAGTTCATGCTTCACATATTACAGGGGCATGTATGAGAAAGAGTTGGTACGAGTTTAGGGAAAAGCCAGAACCACTTAGTGCAGAATCCATTGCTAATTTCTATGTTGGTCAGCTTCTACATAGAGAAACACCATTATCAAGAAAAAATGAGGTTAAGTTTAGTGCCAATATAAGGACTATGAAACCAATAGATGTAAAGGATATTAATGATTATAATTTGTTTGATTGTGTTACAGGAACGGCAGATGATTTGATTGAATGGGAAGGGGAATTAGTTATAGCAGATAAGAAAACATGGTCATCATTAAAGATAAACTACAGAAACGGCGGTTCTTATGAAAAGAAAGAATTAACAGAGCCAGATGAAAGCTATGTAAATCAACTTAATATCTATAAACTATTGAACTATATTTGTGATGGTGTACAAGCAAAAAAAGGCGTTCTTCTTTACTTGGATAAGGCGACTTCATTTAAAGATCCATTGCCATTTGTATTTGATTTAAAGCCAGTAGATGAAATTAGATTATGGGTAACAGATAGATTAGATAAAATAAAACAATTAGTAGAGCCGGATAGGGTTATTACTAAATATTGTAAATATTGTCCATTTAGAAAGATATGTGATCCACCAAAAGAGTTGATACCACCATGGTCTTAGGATTCGGTAAAAAAGATATATTTTATGCTGGAGGCAAATTAAGACCGGGCGAAACTAGGATTCAAAAGAATTTTAGACTTGGTTGGAAACCAAAAGGATTTCTTATTGATGAAAACACCGCAATGTCCAATGAAGATATTGAAATGTTTCCACAATATAAGATAATGAATAGTAAAAAGAAGTTCAAACGTGGAACTGATGATAGATTGCTTATTCGATGGGTAAAAGAAAGTGGTTGGGTTTTAGTTACAAAAGACATTCGTATGGCTATAAGAGCACTTATGGAAGGTGCTCCAGTATTAATGATTAACGAGGACTTTAAGATAATTTCACTAATGGAAACTAAAGTACATCCAATAAAGGAATATCAAGGGCTGTTTGACTATTTTGTGAAGCGATATGAATTCTAAGTGGAGGGGAATAAAAACAAAATCCGAAAAAATTGGTGAATATATACCAATTACAATAACTAATAGGTTAGGTCAAAAATCAATACACTTACCAAGGATAGACGACAAAAAGCGATGGGCTGGTTATCCGGGTCTGGCTGGTACGGCAAGAAAAATAGCACAAATGATACCATCGCCATGTATCACTTATGTAGAACCATTTGCTGGAACAGCCAAGGTTTATCAAGAAGCATTAAAAAGAAAAGATGGATTTAGAATTCAAACGGCAGTTTTAAACGACAAATCAAATTTTATTCGCGTATGGTTATACAAAGAGTTCCTATCATCAGCATTTATATCTAATGACGATTTTGTTGATTGTATGAAGCATTGGGATGACGAATATACGTTCTTTCTTATTGATCCACCATGGAACAAAAGCTATTATCTACAGAAATTTTCATGTTTTAATAGGGAAAGTGTAAGAAAGTACGATGAAGAAGTCATAGAACTTTGTAAGAACATGAAAGGAAAATTCATAATTACAACACGTAAAGAGAACAAAACAATGCTTAAATCGGGGTTTAGAAACAAATTGGTAAAAAGCGAATATGTGGTAAGTGGTAAATATCCAGAAGTATTGATTACAACTAATATTTAGGTATAGAAATGCTTATATTGCAATAATTTTAGTATATGCTTATAAAGTAGAAAATCTAATTAAATTTATGTCTGACCCTTCATATAGTGATATCAGCAATGATACGCCATCCTTAGAGATGGTAAGTGAAGGTGAACTTTGGAACGAATTAAGTCCGGAGACAAGAACCACAATTTTAGGTCAGAATGTGGGGACAGAGACAAACATTTCTAATAACACAAAAAATGTATACCAAAAGGATTTGAAAAGTAGCTCATACGAAAATATGAGTTATTATTCACTTCCTCCAACAGTTCAATTCTATGTTTCTAATAGATTGCATGAAATGGGATACTTTAGTGATTCTTATGGAGCAAATGTATATGAAGTAGATGGAGACAATAGATACAAATGTAAGGATTGTGAGGAAACATTTACTGCAGAAGAAGACTTTAGAGTTCACAGAAAAGTGAACCATGACAATGAGGAAAGTGAAACAGAAAGCCAAGAAGCTTATTTCAGATCACTTGATATTGATCCAGATTTAACAAAAGATAATTTAAGTTGGGCGAGACGAGTGATAAGAGGGGAATCTGCAAGGCAAACATTTCCACAAGAAGAAGGTCCTACAATAACAACACCAAAACTTCCAAAAGGAAGAAAGGAATATGACGATAATCCAAATCATTATTTTTATGACAATAAATTATTCAGAAAAGGAACAAGAACACCATATGAACAAGAAGGAAGACCTGCCTCAGAAGCAAGTCTTTTAATTGAAGTTGAAGAAGAAATTCTAAATAAATACGGATGGGAATCAACCAAAGATGTAGAAAAGAGTCAAACCAATAGAGATATTTATGCAAATGAAGTAGCACAAAAAGTTACTGCAAGTGAATTACATCCAAGAACATTAAGAATATTAGATTCTGTTAATAGACCACTTTTATTTAAGACATTGTTAAAACTTGGTGCAGGGGAAACACAGCCAGATGAATATGATGAACAAGTAAAAGAAGAGAAACCAATACATCAACATTATGATCCAGAGCATCCACATGAACATAATGACTTTGATACTTACTTTGGCGATAAAGTAGCAGAAGAAGATATTTCAGAAGAAGAACACACAGGCAAACATACAGAAATGGCAGATGCGATTCAAAGAGAAAATCCAGAATATTCAAGGGATAGAGCAATGAAAATAGCAAATGCACAAATTAACAAATATGGATTAGAATCACATTCAAACAAAAAAGTGCCAGACTTACTTAATGAAGTAGATATGAGTGTAATAGAAGTAGAAGCACAAGAATATAATATTGATGAAAAAGATAATATAAAAGCTAGTGAAGCAAGAACTTTATCATCCTATATAGGTAATAAAACAAAAGGTGGAGAATCACTAGCAGATATCATGGAAGGTGCATTAGATGTACCTGTAGTAACAGAAACTGTTGATGAAGTAATCTACAACAGAAAACTTAACGGTTATCACGAAGATAAAATAGCAAGAGAACTATTTATTAATCATGGTTTAGAATACGAAGACGCCATAAGCAAAATAAGAGGCGTTGAAGTTTCAGATGACGACAGAGTAGCAAATACTTTGTTTGGAAAAAGGCTATCTGAATGTAATCAAGCCGAGATTGGTGAAATGAGGCTATATGCCGGTGAAGCCAAAAAGAATACTACAGGTGTGAATTATGATTGAATGTGGAGTTTGCGGAAAAGAGTTTGAAATTGAAGAAGAATATAAAGATCATGTAGCACAAGCTCATGAAGCAATGAACAATATTTATTCAGAAGTATTTTGTTTAAAAAAGGCAGAAGAAAAAACATGTCCTTCATGTCATGGCTCAGGTAGCGTATCTTCTAACGGCGAAACCGAAGATTGTCCAAGATGTTTAGGTAATGGAGTAATATCAAGTGAAGCAAATGCAAACGAAGATAGTATGGATGATTATCAATACAAACAGCAATTTGGTCATGATTGGCGCGATGATAAAGCAAGGAAAGAAAGACTAAAAAAAGAAGGAAAAGAAGGAGATCCTATTGGAGATTGTCCAAGTTGTGATAGACATACATTATATGGAAGTAAATCTGGAAAATATTGTACAGTTTGTGGATATGAAGATAAAGATTCAAGTAAAGAAGGTTCATTTGATAATATAAGAAAAGTAGACAGTTTAGGAGAATCATGGGGAATAATAGAAAAAGAAAAGAAAGCACAATTATTTGAATCTCTTGGCATTAATCAAGGCAGTGCATATACATTAGCTAATTTAGATTGGTATAACTTATCTCCACAACTTAAGAAAGATGCTTCAGAAGCATATGCAAAAGAAGAAGATTTGGTAATAGATAATGATGAAGATTTGTATGCTTTACATAAAGGAATTATGGATAAACCGGTAAAAGATGATGAAGAAAAAGAGATTAATGAAGCATATAGAGACTTTTATGATATAGAAAAATACCACGATTCACCCGACTATAAAAAAAAAGCTAATGAACAAGGATTAGATGATGAATGCCCTTTTTGTAAGGAAAAAATTAAGGAACCAGAAACATTAGATTGGCACATGGAACAAGAACATGGTGTTCATATTCCAAGCCAATACACACAAACTGGAATTCAAGGAGCAATGGCAGATACCGATTTTGATTCTTTAGGTTCTGACTTTTATTCTGAAGCAAATCCAAACCACGCAGACGATGGAAAATTTTCAAGTGTTGGTGGAAGTTCAAGTTTAAATGATTCACATAAACAAGCACTTGATAAATATATTGAAAAGCATGGTAAAGAAGATTATAATGTAATTGGTTCGCTTGGTGGTTGGGATGAAAATGTACATTTACCAGCAAACATTTTGAAACAAGTAAAAGGAGCAAACCATGACGAAATGTTAGATTATATTAGATCAAAAGTTGGTAATGAAGCAAAAGATAGACCAGTTGTAGAAGGAGATCCAGTTCACGTTGTGAGCCAACAATGTTTTGATTGGGAGGGATATGAGATTGATTGTGAAAGTGGAGAAAGAATAGGAAAAGGTTACAGCCAAAGTAAAGCTTATCAACAATTTTTAAATGAAGCATATGACGAATGGACTTGCAGTAAATGTGGTGTAAAACTACCATATGGAAAATCTGTTGGTGATCATCTACTTGATCATGGAATTACATTTGAAGCAAAAGAAGAGTTTGATTATAATTGGGCTTGTCCTAGATGTGGTAACAAGAAAGTAACCACAAAAAAAGACGAATATGGAAATCCTATTGGTAGGTCATGTCCAAAATGTGGTTTGGGAAATGAAGCAAAAGCAGAGGAATCTGATTATTCTAGTTTAAGCACAGAAGAACTACAAAGACGACTTCAAAGAGCTGAAGATAAATTACCAACACTTAAAACACAAGGAGGTCTTTGGGCTCTAACGGGCGAAATTAACGCATGTAGGAAAGAGTTAAACAATCGGGGTATTTCAACAGGGAGTATAATTGAATCAATAGCAACAGAAGCCAAGTGGCAATGTGATAATTGTGGAGCACAATTTGAAGACGCAAGTGGAGCAAGCAAGCATGAAAATGAAACAGGACATCACGATATGGGATTTTCTACTACAGTAACTATGCCAAAAAGTAAGTTTGAAGAAGCAGATAAGGATGATTTAAGCAATGATGAGTTTATTCAAGGAATGATGGGCATAAGAGCAAAACTTAAGAAAAAATATGGCAACAAATCGCCAGAAGAATTAGAACAAATGGGAATTTGGTTTGGTCCTGAATCAAAAGCAGGGGAAGCAATTCCAGATGAAGCTTTTTATAAAACTTACACAGAAGAAGAAGTTAGAGCATTAGGAGCAAAGAATCCAGTAATGGATGAATATAGCGGTGAATGGTATTGGAACAATTATGTTTGGAGACTTCAGCATGGTGATGATATATCTAATCGTGATGGTGCAGATGAAGCTGGGAATTTTTTACCTGATGGTAGTCATTTAGGAGTACCGGTTGGATATGAATATTCATGTAAACAGTGTAGTGGAGTGGGAATGTACCCGACAGATTATGATAGTGGTCGTGGACCCAAATGTAATAGATGTAATGGTACTGGTATTGAACCCGGAACTGATAGAACAAAATATATGAAAGGCAATGAAGCAAGAGCAGATCATTTACTTGATGTTTGGAACAAACAATTTGGAGAAGATGCACCACAAGACGCAGAAGGTGCTTTACAATTTCTATTGGATAATGGAATAGATAGAAAAGAGGCAGTTAGAGCTTTACAAGACGAAGGTGCGTATATCAATGAAACAAGAGCAAATGAAATTAGTGGACAATATACAAAAGAATGTCCCGAATGTGGAAAATTAATTAATGTTGATAAAATGGAAAATCATAGACTAGAAGAACATGGCGATGTGGCAGTTGATGAAGGAGGACCCGGAAGTGGAAGAAAAAAAGATGATGATAAAACAGCGAGTGATTATGATGAAGGTGTTAATGCTTGGGTTAACCAAACCACAAGTAATCCAAGGTGATAAATAATGACAGAATATGAATCAGACGAAGGAAGATGGGATTATACGGAAGGCGACAAGCCAGAATCACAGACTCAAAGTGACTATGATCCAGAGGAATTAGAAAGAGCAAGAATAAGAATGAAGGCAGAAAAAGATCCTTCTACTCCATATGAATATCAAAAAGGACAAGAAGACATTAATGAAACTTATATTGGAAGCGATGTGAAAAGCGAAGGTAGAGGTTGGTGGTGCAACACATGTAAAAAAGAGTTTTCTTCACCAACAGAAGCAAAAACACATGGAGAGAAATACGAAGACCACCTAGTTCGTGAATATAGCTTAAATGATCAAGCTGACTTTGAATATGAACAAAGACATCCAAAAAACGAAGAATCATATGCAAATGAAAAGAATCCAACAGCAAAAGAATGGTGGGAAGAAGAAGGATGGAAGGATGCTGAATGGCAATGGGGATTAAAAGGTTATAGTACTCATTGGAATGAACTTAGTTGGGAACAACAAGATACAATAACTAAAAAGTTTAATGCAATGCTTGATGAAGAACCAACTTTGTTTGAATCACATGCAACAGAAAAAGGAGAGACATATATATTTATGTGGAGAAAAATGGATACAGGAATGCGAGAGCAAATGTTAGGTTCATTAGGATTTCATCAAGGAATTGTTATATCTGAGGCAAATCTGGATTGGGAAGAATTGCCTGATGCTCATAAGGAAGCACTTAAAATAAAAATGAATGAATTATTTAGAGAAAGTGCAAGTGATGAATCCATAGCAATAGAAAGAGATTTCTACAAAAGCAATAAAGAAATGAATGATCAAGCATGGGAAATCATGGCACAAGAAGAATTTGGTAAATCAGTATCTCAATTAACAGATAAAGAATATAAGTGGATAGAAGACCTTATGAATGACTATGGCAATACCATGAATCCAAAAGACAAACCAAAAGGGGAGGCTATAGATGGTCATACTCCAGAAGAAATGATAAAAAGAGAACATGAATTAATGGGTGAACAACCAAAAGAGGAAGAAAAGAAAATACATCAACAACTTAAGAAAGAATTTGGTGATGAAGAATCAACTATAAGTGTATCAGGACCCCCAGCAGGAACACAGCCACCAGCTAATATATGGGATGAATTGGATAAAAAAGCGAATGAGTTCGAGCCAGAAAGACAAGGAAGAAAGGTTAAGATTAACAAAGGAGATTACGCAGGAAAAACGGGAAAAGTTGGAGCAATTCCATTGATAGATGACAATTCATTCTTTGTAAGAGTAGATGGAGTTCATAACGAATATGAAGATGGAATAAAAGTAAATGTAAACGATGTTACATTTTTAGGAGGAGAATTATATGAAATATATGAACAAGTTGAAGAAGTTAAAGTGCCAGAATATAAAGTAAGTCACTCTGAATTTGCATGGGAAAGTCTTCCACACAACTTACAAACAAGATTAGGTAGAGGATACACAAAAGTTACTCCTATACAATGGGGTACAATGACTAAAGCAGAAAGAACTAGTAAGCTAAAAGAAATAGGTGAATCACATATAAAATCTGATGTAAAAGGTTGGTTAGATAAAACTTTTCCTACAGAATATGAGGAACCACAAAAAGGACTTGATTCGGAAACAAAGGCAAATGAAGAAGTAAATGATCCAAAAGATATTAAACTTTTAGATAGACTACTAGATAACGAATTAGAAGAGGAAAAAGAAGGCGAAGATGAAGAAGAAGATATTGCAATATTACTACAGTTATTAGCCCCCAATGAGCCCATTGGTGAAGCAGATAACTTTAAAGAAGAAGAACATCCAAGAGATCAAGGTGGACAATTTACAAGTAAAGGTGTCGGAACTGGAGATGGAGGATTATCAAGTAAATCAAATTCTGATTTAAATAAGATTTTAGATGATCCATATTCAAGTAAGGATCAAAGAACTGACGCAGAAAAAGAATTAAATAAAAGAGAAGATGCACAAAAATTAACGAAAGATTATCAAGATTATTATACAGGACAGAGAGAAGAAGATGATATACCAACACCAAAACCAAGAGAAGAACCAATAACACCAACAATGCCTGAACCATTGGTTGATAAACCAAAAAACCAAAAGAAATTTGATACAATTAAGAGTAAAATCTTACAGGATATGGGAGATCCAACTGAAGGTTATTATCAGAAAAAGAAAGACATTGTAACAAGTTTGAAGGGATTTCCAACTAATGGAGGTGATATAGAAGGTCTTGGAGTAAGATATAAAGCACCAATAATGAAATTACACTTACAAGAAAAACATCCTAACTCAAAATGGTCAGTAAGAACTGAATACTTTTCTGGCGGAAGTGCCATTAATGCACACTACTTAGGTGGAGAATATCCTTATGGTGCATCCGAAATAGGATCTATTTACAGCCAAACAGGAGCAGGATATGATCCACAAACAGACTATTTCCCAATAGATAACTATGTATCAGTTTATGACGGAAGACCGTATGAGGGAAGACCAAGAGGAGATCCACAAACTATAGCAAAAACTAGAGATGCTAGATTAAGAAGCTGGATAGATGCTAGACTCGAAAATGTTGATTATCGTGAAAGAACTAATTGGAGTTGGGGAGTAGCAAAGGATTTAGTTGAAAAAGGTAAACTTATACCATATGAAGGAATGACAGAAGACCATAAAGCTATAATAACCAATACATGGAACGAATTTAAAGAACAAGAAAGAAAAGAAAATGCTGGTGAATCTTACGCAAAAGAAGATGCCTATGATGATGCTATAATAATTTCAGAATGGGGAAAATTAGAAGGAGATAAACAAGGTGAATTATTAGGTATCGATAATGTAGGATGGAGAAGTTTTTCTTCTCTTAATCCAACAGAACAGGAACAAGTAAGATTTGCTTTAGGAAATGAATCATACAAAAAAAAAGCTATTGAGTTAGATTCTATTTATAATCAATTTACAGATCCATTAGATGCTCCTACGGGAAAAAATATAATGGATAGTGTAAGGGGATATAGTGAACCAGAAGCAAATGGACAAGATATTAGTCAAGAAGAAATAATAGAAAAAACTCCACCTAAGATAGAATATCAATATTACAAACAATATCCATTTGGTAGAATACAAAAAGGATTTTATGGAGAAGTTGATAAAACATGGTGGAAAGGTGCATCATATGAAGAAAAAGCAGAAGAATTAAAGAACATAGGATTTGGTATGGGTGCAGATATAGGTAGTGCTATAAATCCATTGGTATATAGAAATTGGGAAGACTTACCCAATGAAGCAAGATATATGTGGGGAGATTTTGGTAAGGAAGTCAAAGCGATAGAAGTAGAACTATCAACAATGTATCAAGCACATAAATGGTGGGATGATAAATATCCAGATAGGCAATGGAAAGATATGAATATAGGAGAAAGACAAAGAGCAATAATGGCATTCTTAAGAGATCCAGATACTTCATTAGAATCTAATGCAAATGAAGTTAAAATAACAGAAATTACTTGGAAATCAATGGGTCAAAGTTCAAGAAGAGATTTAGTTATGGATGCTGGATATTTTGGTGATAGTTCAGATCCTCTTGTATCTATGCAACAAATAGATCAACTAGTAAATTCAGAATGGAATGAACTACCTGATTGGTTTAGACAGAATCTGGCGGAAGAAGGAGGTGTAGGAAGTGGTAGAAAACCATATGCGAGTAAAGATCCAAAAAGAAAAGATAAGGCACACGTAGGCTGGAAGAACCAAGGAATACAAAATTATTTAGATAAAGCAGAAAAAGACTATATATCAGGGAAAACTTCAAGTCCAGATGAATATGAATATGCTGGATACCATAAAGCAAAAGAGAATGAAGAAGATTGGGAAGATAAATATTATAGTTATGATCCACCCGATGCTTATCATGGTGAAACTCGAGGTTATTATAAATGTAATATATGTTCCAAAGGATTTGATATTTTAGAATATGAATATACGGGAGGTTCTATGTATTCTGATATGAAAAATCATCTTAAAACTAAACATGGAATAACAGAAGCATTAAATCCGAATAAATGTGCATTTTGCGGTACTACAAAAGATAAACATACAGATTATTCTGGACACGTATTTGTTCCTTCCGGACATGTATTTGATTCAGATTATCAACATACTGTAAAAGAAGCAAAAGAAGGTGGAAAAGGAAGTGGTAAAAAGGGACACCAACAATGGATGAGATCATTAGAAGAAGATCCTAGTTATGTAGATTGTCCAAATTGCAAAGTTATTACCGAAAAAATAAATGGCAAATGCCAAATGTGTGGTAAAAAATACTAATCATTTAAATTACACCTTAATGTAGATATAATATGGGTAGAAATTGGCAATATAAGAAAGGTGCATCTTTTGAATATGAATGGCTGTATTATTGTCTTTATCATCACTTTGATAATGTAAGATCATATGCATCTAAAGGAGTTGCTGACGTTAGATCAATTCCTCCACGATGGGCAAATAATTCAATAGCACTTTACGCACAATGCAAAAACACGGCGAAAGAAGACTATATTGCTCCAGATGAAAGAAACGAATTAGAAGAATGTAGTAAAAAGTTCTTTTGTTTGGTTGTAGAACCATTTAAAAAGGATAGAACGTGTTTAGTCAAGGTTGAACCATGGAAATTAAATGGGGAAATAATGACTCCAGAAGCTTTTATGGCTAAGTATTATGGGTTACAGGCATCAACGTGGGCAGAATGGCGAAAAGATTGGTATACGAATAAGATAAGAAGAAAGGTTTATAAGTAGTATATATATAGAAATAATGACGGTTGAAAAGCCATTCGGACATTCTAGATACGGTCTGATAAAACACCTTTTATCTATTAATATATGAGAAAAGGTTATATAAAATATGCAAAAAATAGCACCAGTATTAGTGCTTTTGTTAATTATAGGACTATTAGGTTCAAATTTAGCATATGCGGATTATACAGAATACATGAAAATAAGGATCGAATCCAATAACCCCAATGTTTGTGTATTTGAAGCCGAAAACCCACAAGTAGATTTTGCAAAAAGAGGACTTTATAAAAAAACCGTAAAATGGATAAGTGAATGGTCTAAACAACTGGAAAAAGAAGCCAATGGAGGTAATTGGGATTTTACATATGAATTCATACATAATTCTACTCACTTTGATAAAAAACCAACAGATTTCCCCCAATGTAATGTATTGATAGTATTTGATGCCGAGAATTTAAATCCAATGGAAAGTGATTTAGGTATGGCACAAGGATACACATCTTTTGATTATAGAAGTTCAACTCATAAATTTTCATTTATAGATATTTTCACATTTGCACCAACAAATGAAATAAATTTAGGTCAATTAGATTTTACCAACATGACAAAAAATGCTGATGGTTCATATGAAGTAAAATTAGGTAAATCAATGTTTACGTCAGAACCAATTTCTGATGAAGCAATTAGAATAGTTGTTCAGCATGAATTTGCTCATGCAATGGGACTAGGTCATTGGAGTGATACAACTAGAAATGATTTTAAATCAATTATGCTTCCACAATTTGATGTACGTTCAAAAAACTTGAAAGATATACAAATAACAAATGATGATATCAAAGCACTAATAGAACTTTATGGTGAAGATGGATTTAGTAAATATTATCAAGTTCTAATTCCAGATTTAGCGTATGGATGGGAAAAATCAGTAATAAAAAATTAGATTTCGGTACATTTATATGTGGGGTCCCGCCTTTATATAGCTGGGTATGACACGTTGTAGGCTTTGTGAAGGGGTTCATCGTAAAGGCAGAGGCGAATCTTGGACTACTATGATGTGCAAAACATGTTACGTATTATTAGATAATTTTACATGGAGTAGTAGATGGAATATAGCAAGGACATACCTAACAACAAAGGACTTTTTGGTAGACGCAAAACTAACTAATGAATAGTTATCATTTATATTACGTAATTAACAATTACTTATGTTGCAAATGCTGTCATGCAAAGCATCTGACCACTGGACAACGGTTTAGAAATTTTTCCGTGATTTCATTGTCAGATAGGTGCCTCTGTCCGTGGAGCCCTATCAATTTATATTAAGGCTTAACATAAATGTAGTAATATGATACAGGGGTTTGTAAAACTTTACAGGGAAAAAGGACTAAATGTAATACCACTTAAACCAAAGTCTAAACTTCCAGATGAAACAAATATGCCAATAAACCCACAAACTGGTAAGCCCGGTTGGAAGATATTTCAAACTGAAAAATGTAATATGGAAATTAAAGAAGGACAAAATGGAGCAGTTATTTGTGGTACGTCATCGGGTAATTTAGTAGTTATAGACCTTGATGATCGTGAGTTATCAAAAGTTTTTGATGACTGGGAAAAAAGAAAAAAAGAAACATTGATAGTTGAAACTGGAAAAGGATATCATGTATGTGTTAAACCAAAGGGAAAATTACCTGAAACAAGTTTGAGGTTAAAAAATGATAAAGGTCAACGCATAGATATTCAATCACAAGGAACTTACGTATTAATTCCGGGTTCAATCAATCCAGAGACTGGTAAAGAATATAAAATAATTTCAAGCACATTGGATATACAGGATATAGATTTGGATGGCTTCATTAATAGTTTATCGAATCATGGGTTCAATCCAGAACGTATAAAGAAAGGAGTTGTTGAAATTTTAAAAGGTGTAAAAGAAGGAGAAAGAGATTACAGTGTGTATACGCTTGGAGTAGCAATGAGACATAGTTTTGGTTTAAAGGAAGATGAACTATTATATCATCTAAGTCATTTTAATCAAACATTGGTATTTCCACCATTACCTGAAGTTGTAATAAAACAAAAAGTACAAAGTGTAATGAACGCGGATGTTAGTAAAATCAGATTTAAAGAATTTTTAGAGGAATTTGATTTAAAAGAAGTAAAATTGAAATACGATGACACTTTTTGGAAAGATATAGAAGACTTATGTGAACACAATAAAATAAAATTATCCTCTCTCAATTTTAAATGTGAGAATTGTGGAAGAAAAGTAATTCTTAAGCCTGAAGTAACAGATCATAAAAACCATAACATTACAATTATATACAAGTAATACGTTATATAATATGTCGTGGTAGGACAGACGGTTTCAAGAAGGGGGAGATTTCCGAGGGTTAATAGCCCGATGATCTGATAAAGAGCAACGTGGTATCTTTATCAAACGTGTTGTGGCGATGAAGGCTGTATAAATTGTTCGATAACTGAGCCACTTTAAGAACACGTAATTTAAATAGAACCACTGTATAGTAATTATGTGAAAAGTATGAGTCATACATAATGCCTTATACAAGAGTACCATATACTGATACTCGTAAAAAACGACAAATTTTACGATATCGTCGGTATGTGCGAAGAAAAGCACGAGGACATAGCCACCAAGTGTATGAAATAAAGAACACAAAAGGGCTAATCGTGAGCAGATGTAAGATCTGCAAATTTCATTTTTTTAAATTTATATAAGGATGGTGTGTTATAGGATAGTATGGCAAATAGAGGAACCAAAAAGAGCAAATTACCTGAAAACCCCGAAAATTGGACTGGTAAAGAATTCAAAAAATTCTTAGACAAATCACTTGATAAAGCAGATGACGAAGGAACAGTATCTGTGGATAGAGGAACCAGACAAGTAAAAGTAAAGGACTTGAAAAAGAAAAAGGGCAGTAAAACATCTTCAAAAGGTAGATATGTGTCTACTGGAAGAGGAACAGGACGAAGAAAGCTTTAAAAAGTTATATACTAATTACATCCATTGCTTATTATGGCAAAGCACTCAGAAAGAGCAAAAGAGGGGACTCGAAAGCAAATAGATCTGCAGATTAAATTCATTAAAGAAAATATTGCAAGCCTAGAAAAAGAACGCGTAAAAACTGAATCATATTTAGGAAAAGGTCTTAATGAAGCATTCATTAACAAAGCCCTAAAAGGTATTGATAAGAATCTTGAAACACGAAGAAAACAACTTGCAGATTATGAAGTCAAAAGAGCCAAATACGAAAAAGAAGGACTAATTTAAGTCTTCTTTCATTTTTTATTTTTATAAGCAACTACACATAACCTATGTTGTGAGAGAGTCAGAGATCTGCGTGTCAGATGCGGTGTCCTTATCCGAAGTAAATTTATTAGGCTCTGCAACAATATATAATATGTGTGGTGGTGTGAGTTTGCACACTTGGATGACAAATAAAACCTTAACAAAGACAAGAGGACTGGAGTAACTATCCAGCCACACATTTTGTATCAACAAACATTTATATACCGCATAGTATATAAGATATGTATGAACAATAAAATCAATAAAGGAATTGCCATTTGTTTCAAAACGGCTATAATACTCAAAGAGAAGTTTCCAAATGATATTATGAAGATTACGCCAACTACAATAATTGCATTTAGTAAAGAAAATAGCAGATTGCTTAGAAAAGGACGAGGTAACATGAGTGGATGCTACGCATATTTTTCAAATGCAAAACCACATAGAGTAGTTATCAAGCAGAAGACTTTGTTAGAACAAGAGGTTTATACAACAAAATATGTTGGACATAATGAAAGGCATGAAATATATGGAAATCTTGCACTAATAGAATTAATGTGCCATGAATTAGCACACCATAGAACAAGTAAACATAAGAAAGGATTTAAGATTAAGTATAAAAGACTGTGGGACTACATGGCAAATCAGGTAATTAGTGGAGAATATTATAGGTATATATTACCTATTCACTAACTTATTATAATGAATGGAAAGCCGAAAGTAAGTAATGAACAAATTGATTTAAAGTTTACACTTTTATTAGGTATTATACTAGGAGCAATAGTATATGGAAGTATCAAAGTCACGCAAATGGGAGGAATTAATCCATGACTGAAACTTTGTATAAAGGATTAGTTGGTAATGCCAAATCAATAATGGCTCATTTACCAAAAGAGAATTGGTTTCATACATATGCATTGTGGTTAGCAAACGAAACTAAACCATTTACAAAAGAAGAATGCAAAAAAGCACAAAAAATAGCAGATGAAATGTCTCATTGGACTAATTGTCAACATCATTCAGGTGGTTCTCATATTGTTTTACTTCAATATACTTTGGATTATCTTGGTGCTCGTACTATGTCTGAGGTAGAATTGGCTTATATGAGAGAAAATAAGGAGTTTGGTAAAAAAGATGATTGATTTTAACACAATAATAAGAAACCCAACACCCGACAACGCATTTAGTTTATGGAATTTTATGGTTCCTAATGAAGTTAAAGGCATCATGCCGGATGTATTAAGTGGAATAGATTCGGGAGAAAATACTACACAAATTGCAAATCAAACGGTCTTTAAGATAATTGATGTAGTAGAAGAAAGAGTGTTAAAAGAAGGAGTAGATTATGTATTTCAAAACGGAATAGCAGATAGAATAATGGACATGATGACTGGGCAATATATGGTTAGTATATTCGAAAGAGTTACAAATATGTTGGTGGGAGTATGAGTAGCACAACATCAGCAACACAACCACATTATACATTAAGTGGTAATCTTGGTTTTAATGGATGGTATGTTCCACCAAAACATTGTGGAGGCATAACAAAATGTGGTAAAATATGTCATAAAGGTATAAATCTTGTGGTTTTAAAGATAGAAGATAAGAAAATTAAGGCATATTGTAGAGAATGTGACGAAGTTATAACAGATGGCGAATGGTCAAATGAGTGCCATGACTAGCCAAGCGTAGGTTTATGTTTAAATACTACGTCTAAGAAGTCAGGTCTATGGTTAATTGGAAAGTAGCCCTAAAAAGCTTAGGAGTCCTAACAGTCGGTGCAGTTGGTGGAATTGTGCAAACAGTAGCCCCAGTATTAGCAGGAAATTATAATGACGATGCAACAGGTATAGTTACAACTGCAATATTTGTCATTTTGACTGTAATAGGTATTAAACAAACAAACAGAGCCTACGAAAACGGAGATCTATAAATCCGCAAGTAGCTCATTTACCTTTTTTTTACATTTATATATGGCGTTGTTTTAGTAACTATGGTGAAAAAGACTAAGAACATCCCAGTTAGCAGAACACGTTGTAGCGTATCATTTTCACCAAGTGGATAAACTAAGGAAACAACATATAGTTTCTATAGAAAAATGGTGTAAAAAGTGTCAACATCTATACACGCCTTCAATATATTTGCCTGAAAACTTCATCGCTCTTTTGTTAGAATTTAGATATTCTAAACCCAAAACCAATAATCTTATAAAGGAGTAAATATAATTTATTTTTGGTGATAAGATAGGATATTCGCTGATAGGGCGTAAGTACCATCCGTCTATTCTATCATATCACCATATAAGTTAATATTATTGATTAGGCTAAACTAAGTATTGGAAGATAGTGGCAAAAGAACAGATTATGATTTACCATGTAGACTATGTAGAAAAGAAAAGGCATCGGCTCTTGGGGTAATTTGTGTGGATTGTTTAAAGAGATATGGTTTTATAAAGTAATACCGGAACATGGAGTCGAACCATGGTTCTTGGGGTATGAGCCCAATGTTCTACCGTTGAACTAAACCGATAGCATAAAGTATATATTAAGCGATTAATAAACCTATGGAATGAGCGAAGTAAAAGGAGTTCCTAAAAACTTCAATGGTGAAACTTACTCCTCACTTGTTCATAGCACTTTAAAACTGTTCAAAGCAATACCTGTAAGTACTCAAAACAAGAAAAATCCATCAATGAATATTTCAGAGGAAACAATAAATCATGGATTCATGTTTTCGAGAGAAATAGCAGGAAATTATACTGAAAGAGAATTAGGTTTTTTAATTGAAAAAGTAGCAGATGAAATTGGTATTACTCCAGAGCAGATGAATTCATCTTTTCACAAATCATGGAAAAAAGTCAGAGATGCACCATATTTCCAATTATTGATAGAACAAGTATTCCATTACATGACAACATATGGATATGAAGCAATGGGGGTATATGATGAAAGCACAGTTTTCATACCAAATGAAAAACTAGATGTGCCAGAAATCAAAGACGGCATAAAACTAACCATAATTAAAGGGTACACAAAAAAACAATTAAAGGAAAAACTATTAAAAATACTTGGTAGTGGAATTGCTCTAAAGAGTCTCGACGAAGTAATTGAAGTTGCAAAATATTGTGATTTAACAGAAGAAGATGTTTCATTAATTAGAAATAAAGAGGTTAGAATCAGACTTTACACTATAATGGATATCATGCCAAAAGATCCTCTTGAATTTTTGAGATTAATAATATTCAAGACTACAGGAAATTCTCTTGTAATTATAAATAAAAAGACAATAGAAACTATCAAAGCATCGGATGTAGATATAGTAGATTCATTCATTGAGTACGATAAAAGTATTGGAATAAGACGATTGGCAGAAATATTCTTACGATTTAAACCATTATTCCTCGCATTCAAATCTGATGATAAGGCAATGAGAGCAATAATCAATAGAATTAGTCATTTGGCTGATAAATATCATAAACCAATGAAACAATCATTGTTAAACAACATCACGGGAATATTAAAAAGGGAAGGAAGAATAAGTGCTGTAAAACTTAATGAAGAACTAGATAGAGTAAATATCTTTAGAAAGATTAGATTAGCACAATCATTAAATTATCGCATGTCAGATTCTAATAGCATAATGTATAAAATAAGAAATGGTAAGGCATTTGCTACAGAAATGAATTTTGATAACGTTGAAGGTGCAAAAAAGGTATACGATGTTGTATTAAAATCAATAGCAAAAGATTTGAAGCACTTAAAGGGAAAAGAATTCTATATTCCAGAAAATGTAACATATGCTTTACCGGCAACTGAAAAACAATTTACTGGAAACATTCCTAGTGGAAGTTATATAACAGTTGGCAAGGATATGATATTTGGTGTATATTGGGAAAATGTCAAAGTTGATAAAGCAACTAGAAACGATGACGATTATTATGGAAGATATGATACCCATAACGGAACACGTAGAGTTGATCTTGATTTACATTCAATGGCTATCAACAGTGGACATATTGGTTGGAATTCAAGTTACAGAAGTGGCAATAGAAGCGTTTTGTTTAGTGGGGATATTACAGATGCACCTAATGGAGCAAGTGAATTATTCTATATAAACAAAGATTATGATGACACATTATTACTAACATTGAACTACTTTAATTTTGATAAAAGTACGCCAATACCATTTAAAATAATGATTGCAGAAGAACATCCTAATAGCTTTGGCAGAAACTACACAATAAATCCAAATCATTTAAAATGTGTTGTAAAAAGCGTAATTGATGTAAACCAAAAAGTTATTGGACTTGGAACAGTTAAAGATGGAGAATGTAGATTCTATTTCAATGAAACCGCATTAGGAGACACTATAGCAATTCGCGGTGGCAAATATGTAGAATTAGCAAGGGATTATTTAGCTAACTTTGCAACAAACCAAATAACATTTAATGAGGTATTAGAAAAAGTTGGAGCAAAAATCGTTACAGAACCAACAAAGAACAGTATCAATCTTTCAATAGAAGCACTTGAAACAGATACATTTATAAACCTGTTAGTGAATAAATAAACAGCGAAGTAAAGGGAGTTCCTATACCTTTCATGCTTAGAAATTTACTCCCCACTTGCTATTAGTTTAAATATGTAATAATATATACATTCTATTGATATGACTGCAAATCAAATCATTCATGACATCTGGATAGGTGATCTAGAAGACGCTTTAGTATGGGATGGTAATGCAGTATGTGTTTTAGAAACTAGACCTGAAAGATTACCATTAAGTATATTACATATTCCTATTCTAACATTAAGATTTGAAAAAATAATGATGAAAGATAAAGATGGAAAAGATACGGATTATCTAATTCATGAATATGTTGATAGAGCTTTGCCCGTGCAACTAGACGTAGTAGCACATATTATTCAAAACCATATAGATGCAAAAGAAAGATTATTGGTTCACTGTGGAGCTGGTATGGAACGAAGTCCATTGGCTATGACATGGTATATGCATACTAGATTAGGACTTACATTAGAAGATGCGTTTACATTAGTGAAATCAAAAAGACCACAAGCACAGAACAGATTAGAATGGTTAAATATCAGCAATCCATTAAACAAGTAATGGGTAGTGAAGACTGGCGAGATTGGGAAATAGATGAATGGAACATCAAACCAAGATTTAAAGGAGAAGATTTAACTAAAAAACGACAATTAAAGAAAGCCGAAGAACTAACAAGAGATGATGTATTAGGTGCAAGACACCATATCAAAGAAGTCTATTGTAAAGTTTGTGAAAAAGAATGGAATCGAGGAGCAATAAATGTCTGTAACGAATGCATCGAATATTACTGCGATGAACACATAACTAGACACCCAAATTGTAATAATGGTAGATAAAAATGAAGAAAAAATCAAAGATAAAGTGTTGTAATAGACTTTGCAATGAAAAAGCAACTCATAGAGTTGGTTTAGGTGGCTTATTTCATTATGTATGTTTTGATCATGCAATAGATTCTACATTTAACTAATTAGTTATATACTAGGAACGTTTAAGGGTTTATATGGCTGTGATTTTTGTAATAGATGGAAAACCACAAAACAAACAACGACTCCCTTATATCCCACGAGAAGGGGAAGTTGTAGAAATTGCTTCAGTTGATAAAACAGGAATATATGTAGTTGATTTGGTTCAACACAGAATCGACTTAAAAAGCACTATAGGCGTTGTGGATACAATGGTTCATTTATCTAAAACTGAAAAGAAAAAGAAAAGTAAAAAAGGCGATTAAATGTGGCTGGTTCTATTATCGGCAATATCAAATCCAGCGTATGCGGGTGGGATCAAAAAGTTCTTGGTAAAAGCACAGCAACACACAGGGGACATTCACACAAAGAACTTATGAAATGTTTATACAAAAGTAACATGGAATTAGGGAAATCCATGCAAACATCTAGGAAGTTAGAAGGAGAAGTAAAAGCACTTCAAGAACAACTTGCACGTTACATTATTAAAGAACAGCAAGAAAAAGAAAATACAGGATTAATGGATGTAAAAGAAGTAATAGATTTAGATAATGGTAAAACTGAAGCAAAAAACCTTTTAGAAGCAGAATCGGTATTAGGAAATGGAGAAAATTCCTGAGTATTATTACATTTCCAAGGGTACGGCAAAATACAATGAAACAGAAAATATAATGGAAATGGATACATATATGTATGAAATAAGTCATGGTGAAGATGGATTTATGATCGCCCAATGTCCAGAATTACATGCAGTAACACAAGGCAGAAATTGGGACGAATTAAGGACTAATATACTAGAAGTTCATTCTTTAATGTTAGAGAGATAATGATACTTAATCACGAAAAGAATACAGATCCCACGGTTTATGAAGCTAGAGTAGGTTGTACTAATTGTGACGCGGTTAAAATATTAGGAATAAAAAAAGGCAGTTTGGTTGATGAATGGATAAAAACACAAAAAATCAAATGTCCAGATTGTGAATGTTTAGAAACACTTCAATCATGGAAGCAATATTTAGCAGGAAGGGCAATGTTATCACAAATAATAAAAATGTCTGAGAAAGAAGAAGATATTGAAGGAAGAAATAGGTTTGGTCACTTTGGCTGAGAAATGTCCACAATGTGGTAAAAAAATGTGGAATATGCAAACTTGTCATTTGTTTTGTGGAAATTGTGGTGCTCATTTGACTTGTTCTGATAAAGGATGTTCTAATAATCCCGAATCAACTTGGTAAATATAAATCTTTTTCAAATATTAATGTTTAAATGCTATTAGTGTTATACACTTTTATGATTACAGAAAATTGTAATAATGACATACACGGTCTTTGTCATAAGCCAGTTAGTTGTGAGTGTAAATGTCACAAACGTAGAATGAATTATAGAGTTGGTGGAGATCAATGATGACTAATGAACTTCCTAAAGGCGGTGGTATTTGCTTCGTATGTAACGAACCATGCCTACCTCTTCATTACACACATCCTCAATGTAGAATAGACTTTCAAAAAATGGAAAAAAGATGATTAGCTTTGACTAAGTATTGTGCTGAATGTGGAAAAGAAACAACTATTACCTATAAGAATATATGTCTCCATTGTCAAATGAAAGTAGAAAAAGATGACTAAACAAACATTCTCTATATTTAAAGAGAAATTTACACAAGCAGACTTGGATAAGATAGATCCAAGAATAAAAAAACATCTTGATGGATGGAAACTAGTTGAACTTTATAAAGGAAAAGTAGTGACTCTTCCACCTGATTGGAATTCTGAAATATTTCCATACAAATATTGTGAAGTCTATAAGGATGCTACTAGTCCAAATCCGGGCGAAGAGGAAAATGAAATTCAATTATATTTATCATGTGGATGGCGTGGATATGACGATGAAGTTGTTATTGTTTTAATGATTGTAGGAAAGAATGTATTAAATGGTACAGATAAGGTAAGTGCAGAAATACATAAAATGAGTGGTGCAAGTATGAAATTATACAAGAATAACAAATTAATTACAGACTTTACAAAACAAAATATGTGGTGGAAAGATCCACTGGACAAGGTTTGGGTTGAACGGTTGGACTAGATTCTGGAACTGGTACGAAAATAAGATACTTGGTTCAGTAATCATTATTGCAATAATTCAGATAATTCAAATACCTCATATGATATGGAATCTTGATCTTTACTTACAATGGGGTCATGTTTCTAGAGTTAATCCTGTATTAGATTGGCTTCTTTATGGTGTTGATTTAGTTGAAACAGTATCAATTATTCAAGTATCGTTTATATTATACTCAATGATTAGAAAGAGGTTAAAGGGAAATGGTAAAAATAATAATTAAAGTAAAAGAAGAATATTTAGTCTTGGTTCCAAGACCTACAAAAGAAGAACGTATGGCATTAAAAGAAGATATAATGCTACATGGACAACATGATCCGATTGTAATCAATAGAGATGGATTCATACTAGATGGATATACAAGATATGAAATTTGTCAAGAATTGGGAATAGAAGTAAAATATAGAATACAAGAATTTGCAACAAAAGAAGAAGAAAAAAGATATGTAATAAATTGCAATGTAAGAAGAAGACATTTAAATGCATTTCAACGCGTAGAGTTAATGTATCAAATGTATGTTATAGAAAAAGAACTTGCACGAAAAAGACATTATGGCGGTGAAGATTACGACGGTATAAAAAGAGGAAATGTAGGTGATATAATAGGAAAAACAATAGGAGTAAATGGTTTAACAGTATCAAAGTCGGTATACATAATGGAACATGCTAATAATGAAATACAAGGCAAAGTAAGAAATGGAAAACTAAGTATAGAGAAAGCCTATACAGATTTGAAAAACCTTAGTTATTCAAGAATACTCCGTAAAAGCTACATTAAAAATGAAACAAAGTTAATATGCCCCCATTGTCAACAAATATCAAAGAAAAAAGAGTGGAAAGTAGCATGAGTGAACAAACAAAACTAGATCTGCGTGGACTTTTTGTGCCGGAGAACTTATTTAAAATAGAAATAGAAATGCGTAAAATGGAAAATAATGACGAAATATTGATATTAACAGATGATCTCAATTCAGAAGAATGGATAGTAAGATGGGCTCATAAGAATGGCAATGAATTGATAGCATCAGAAAAAGTAGCATTGGGTTTAAACATTACATTAAAGAAAGGTGGATATATAATTGGAGTTTAAATTTCCATGGAAATATAAGAGAATTAGTAGATATGGTACATCGTATTGGGTGATAGTTCCAAATGACTAAATGTTGGTTTTGTATAAAAGAAAGACATAAGGATTGTATGAGAATCATGCCACAACACACAATACAAATAAAAGGCGTTCAAGAAGATTGTTCATTTGACATTATCAATGAACCATGTGAATGTTTTGAATTAGATAGGAAATTACATGAGTAAAATAAGTATTAGCAATATGGTAGTGTCGCCTTGTGAACGTAATGAAATACGGGACTTTGTAGAAAAATGGCATTATTCAAAAAACATAAACGGTGTAATTTCAACTTATTGTTTCAAGTTAGAATGTAATGGTAATTTAATAGGAGCTATGGTATTTGGTTGGTTAGCTATGGCTAATACTTGGAAAAAGTATGTGAATAAGAAAGAAGACCTTATTGAGCTACGGAGACTTTGTTGTATAGATGATACGCCTAAAAACACAGAATCATTCTTCATAGGCAAATGTTTAAGATGGCTCAAGAATAATACAGGCATAAAGAAAGTTGTATCATATGCAGATCCAGAATTTAATCATCAAGGCACTATCTACAAAGCAACACATTTTAAGAATTTAGGAACAACTGCAAAAAGCCGAGTTATAATGTGGAATGGAAGAAGATATCATGACAAAGCTATAAGATCATATTACAATGGAAAACTAAAGCCATATGCCATTAGATTAAAAAAAGCATTAAAAAATGGAGAAGCCAAATATGAAACTACTAAAGGAAAATATATTTATTTATATACATTAAGAGAAATATGGTGATTGTTGTTAATTTACACAAACAAGGGTTTATATACGCTACGGGGTAAGGTATAGTATGACATTAAGCGAAAGTCAAACGAAACAAGCACAAGATTTAGTTGAAAAAGATTTAATTCAAGAATTAGATTCAAATCATTGGTTGGTAAGTTCAACTAAAGGGGATAATTCATATGAAGTTGAACGAGCAGATCAATCGAAATATAGTTTTGATCTTTATTGTAAATGTGTTGGTTGGAAGTTTTCTAAGAGTAAGGATTGTAAACATTGTGAAGCAATAAGACTTTATGAGGCGAAAAACAAATGAGTGTAAACCTTCGTGACTATCAAACTGATGCAAAAGACAAATTCTTTAATGCTAATAAAAGGGGAACCTTCTTATTTGCAACAGGAACTGGTAAAACTGAAATAGCAATAGGAATCATGGAACAATACCTACAAGAACGAAAAGAAACCAAAATACTGTTTCTTGCTCCTAGAATAACATTGGTAGAGCAAACTACTGAACGAATAAAGGGCTATGGTTTAGTCGCTGGTTCGTATTATTCACTTGAAAAAGAACTAGAACAATCAATAATCGTTTCAACTTATCAAAGTATTAGCAATGAATTACATCTTATCAATGAGTTTGACTTTATTGTTTTCGATGAAGTTCATCTGGCTTCTGATTATGCTGAGAAATTTAGCGAAATAATGAAGATTGCTGATGATCAAGGTTTACATATGTTATGTTTAACCGCTACTTTGGATAAATTCAACTATGAAAGATTTGGCACAATTCTACGAACATGTCCAGTTTTAGGCGAAATAGATTTAAATGATGCTATTAGCAATGATTATCTTTCACCAGTTGTAGTTGAAGATCACAGCATTAGTCTTTCACCTGAAAGTCAAATTGCTTATACGCAATACAGCAACACAATTAAGAATTTAAGCGATGCAATGGGTACTTCAAATCCACGAGATATACAAAGAATGCTTGGACGTGTAAGAGAGGCAGGAATGTGGTTCAAAGCAGTTCAAGCAAGAAAGCTTCTTATGGAATACAATCATGAAAAAGCAAACAAAGTATATGAATTGGTAAAAAGCTTCAACAATGAGCAAACAATAGTATTTTGTGAGCGAATACAAACATTAGAATTATTGAAATCTATAATGGGTGATTGTTTTGAATTCATTACAGCAAAAACGGGAAAGAAAAAGAGAAAAGAAATACTTGAAAACTTTGGTAAAACATTTCATGTAATAGGTACAGTTCATACACTTGATTTAGGTTATGATGTTCCAAATATACGACATGGAATCATAGTCGCCAGTAATAAGAATGAAACCACAATAGTTCAACGTATCGGGCGTGTGGTAAGAAAGGCAGAAGGTAAGACTTTATCAAAGATATATGTTGTTTATGCTAAAGGAACACATGAAGAAGGATTATTTCAGAAGATTAAAGAAGCAGTAAAATAGTTTATATTATAGTAAAAACCAACCATGTTAATGGCAGAAAAGAATTATGAAGTAAGTTGTAGGCACTTTGAAGATAAAAAAGACTGTTCTAATTTTCTAAGCGGTTGTGCTATTCATTGTCATAATAACAAAAATGATAGGTGTATTCATCATTGTGGAAAATCATGGCAAACAGAAACAGAAGCCCAAGCTAGCGTATTGAAGCACACACACATAGCAAATGACGCTTTACATAGACCAGTGATAAGAAAGCTTTAAATTACCCTTCCTATTACACACACTCACAATGGCAACAAACGGAACAAATGACAACGTACCATTAGCCCTAATAGGTTCAACAACCTTGTTAGGAGTAATTGGAACTGCTACAGGAGTAATAGGCGATGCTAATACATTGTTTGTACTCATTGGAGCACAATTAGTAGGACTTGGCTTTACACTAGGTAAACGTATATTCGGCTAAGCCTTTTTTTCTTTTTTTCTATTATAGTAATTTACCATAATATTATAGTTTTTTACCATAATGAACTTAAATCTGGAAAAACGGGGTATTTTCCAGATATAACATCATAACAAAGTTTATAATAGAGAACATGCATAATAATAAACGATAGTGAGTAATTCCATAGACTCTTACTTCAACTGTGAATCGAAAGACACTACTTCGAAAGAGTTGGCAAAGGATTTATCCCAATGAGAGGAATGGATTCACTATACATCCTTTATATACTAGTATAACATAACTACATTATCCAAATACTCTTATAGTGTAACACATGATTACGAGAGTATGCCCAATTTGCGGGGGAATAGTGGAAATAACACTAGAGCAATTATACATAAGAAAGAGCTTCAAAGGTAGTAAGAAGGAATTCATTGAAAGAGAACTAAGACAATGTAGAAGGTGTAAATACTACAGATTCAGTGCTCGTTGATCTTGTTCAGTAGATCAACGTTTTTTGGATATCTGTCTAAGACAAAGCCGACAAGTCCATAAAAGTCTAGACTAAAGCAATAACTCTATAGGCTATAACTTTATTGTTAAACAATCAGGTTTTTGGCAAAGAATCAGGTATTCATGATTGCTTCCGATACACTTTTTATTAAGAAACCGGCAATTACTTAATAACAATTAGGCTAAGCTAATGAATAGATAATTCACAAAAAAATACCCCATGTGACGCCTAAAAGGTAATATATGCTTATATGGTAAATACATAGTGATGGTTTAATGATGGAAACAGGCACGGGCAATGATGGAAATAACCTCACAGATGAAGAAAAAATCAATAGGCGTATTTCATTAGTAAAGCAATTACAAGATGCTGGATATAAGAAAGCGGTATCTATATCAAAGTGGTTAAAGGATAACAACTATGAATATCTAAATATATCTGAAGCAACAATAGGAAGGGATATACAGCGAATACGCGAAGAGGGTAGAGATTTCATTGAAAATAGGGTATTAACAGGCGAATTTATAGTAGATCATCATGAAGCATTACAAGAATTTAAAAAAATTGGAACAAGATGTAGTGAAGAGATTGCAATAGCCGAATCTAATTATAATGCTAGAAATGTAGAAATTAATGCAATATCAACAGAAGGAGAAAATGATCCAACCGAAGCCGATGTAATGAGATTAAGGCTACAAAATGAATCAATTTATCATTCAGTTAAACAGAATAATGAACGAATTTTAATGCAAGCAACCAAGGAATACACACAATTAGCCAATAAGACAGAAACGGTATGGTCACTAAAACAATTTATTAAAGAAAACACTACTAAAACCTATGATAAACCCGAACTGCAGAACATTATCAACAAACTACAAGAAAAAGAAGAAGAGGAAAAAGGTGAAGAATAATGCCTTATGATATGGATGATATAGAGAAGATCCTAGCGGAAAAGATCAAACAAATAAGTGATTTACCCGTTTTACCTACAGAACCGCTAAGGTGGATAGAAGAAGCAAGACCACTTGTAGAAGGCAGACCTCGGTCATTTTTAGTTGCTCCTTTCTGGGAGGACATTTATAGGGATAATAACCCAAATAAGATGATTATTGGAGGAAGACAGATATTCAAATCTACTTACACTACTGATATTCTAGCATTTGAAACGACTGCATTTGCAGGATTTCAATCATGTTATGTAACATATGACGATGTATCTAGATCGGGTTATTCAAGGCAGAAATTACAATATGGTACGTTTGAACCAAATCCAATTTTAAAGCTATTTCCAAGACATAAGCTTGGTAACGTCGGGGAAATATCACTAAAGAACGGATCAGTAATGTATATGGTAACAGACCACAACCAATATGGACATGTAGAAGGTAAATCATTGGATCATGTAATGTTAGATGAAGCCCAATACCAAGATATACAAAACTTTGATAGGGTAACATTAACAATGTCACAAACAATGGGTAAGGTAACTGTATTAGGAATTGGTGGAGAAAGTGGATCACCATATGAGGAATTATGGCGTAGAACAGATCAACGAAAGTGGATATATGATGACCTTAATTGGAGAGAAAAACTACAATTTGGATTAGTCAAAGACCACCTAAAGAGAGAAAAGCATGGACTCATTATAGGCGAATACTTGAAAGAAGTATTGCGCGGACATTGGGAAGTAACAAACCCAAGGGCAGTACACTGGCATGGCTATTATTTACCACAAACAATATTTCCAACTATTCCACTTACAATAGAATCAGCAATTAATGACTATGATGTAGATCCACAATATTCGATAGAATGGCGTAGAAAACACATGAGTCGTTCACTTTATACATCACATGTAATGGGTGGTTTTTACAAAGCAGAAAGAAGACCAATTACACGAGAAATGATAGAAATTTGTATGAACCCATATCCTTATCTGCAGTTATTAACGCCGGAGCAAATAGGAGATATCAAGGATACATATGGAAAACAAGTAGCTATTTGTATGGGAGTTGATTTTGGTTCTGGAAGCCCATCACAAACTGTTATCGCTATCTTTATAGTATGGAGAATAAAAGAAGGTGATAAAGTACAAACAAACTACAATAGAGTGCAATTAGCACTCCTTGAGCCCAGACCCGGAGAAAATCAAATGGATCAAGCCGAATATATTAATTGGATGTTTAAAGTAGCAAAATGTGATATAGGTATGGGAGACCTTGGATACGGAGCAAACCAAATAAAGGCAATACAAAGCGGTAGTGCCAATAGATTAACTGGTAAATTATATGCGGGTGTAGGAGAAAATAAATTCTATGGTTCAAGAACAATAGGCGATGAAACAAAACCACTATTAGAGTTCACAAGAAAGATAGACGAACATGGTGATGAAGTACCAAAAGTAACACTAGATAAAAGCACAATGATACAGGAGTTTGTAGACTTTTTAGGAGAATATGTGCCACATCCAGATAATCCGCTTGTAGAAGACTATACAAGACCTAGATTTATGATACCAAATCATCCGGATAGTAGAGATAAATTAGACTTTATTCTAAATGACTGGACTAAGTTAGTCAGAGTTGATTTACCTGAAAAGCCAGACGAAGATGTAAGTGCAGACGCCACTCAAAAAAAGTCGAAAAAATTTTCACATCCTCCCGACAGTTTAGTGAGTTGTATTTTGGCGAAAAAATGTTTAGATATTCACCAATCGTATTCGTGGGTATCTGTGGGGAACAATGGTTAATATTAGGGAAAAGTAAATATAATAACATTGGATCACACACATTTATTCTGTTCAGATAATCCGCCAAGTATTACATGTAAATATTGTGGTGAACTAGCGCCGTGTGAAAAGAGAAAACATGGAAGTAAAACACATTATTTCATTGATAAGAGATGCGTAAAGTGTGGAATGTCACAAAACAAAATAGCAGATTACATAGAAGTATAGTTTATATTACGTATGTTACTAAAGAACCTTGGGTGAAGAAATAGCAGAATAGAAACGCTGTTTCGGAATTCTCGTTGTGGTAGGGGTGCCATAATACAAATACCCCATTAACATTTTAGTATCAAATTACCACAATAGTATATAAAGATCGGTGGTCTTATGATACTAAAGCATTAGTATATATTATCTATCCAACTCAATAAATGAAATGGTAAAGAAGAAAATATCACATTCAAGAATATCAAGAAATTCATTGTTGTCTATTCCCAAAATAGGAAAAATTAAGTTAAAAAAAGGTTCAATAATATATGTTGCAACAGATCACGCAGAATATCATAATGTACAAGGAAAATCATTAACTCAATTATGGTTGGATGAATTTAAAGATCCAATAGGTGATATGCAAAAACGTTTAAAGAGAGCAAAAAGATATGTACATCAGGATTTATATCGATTATCTCTTTATGAGATAGAAGAAGCATTAAAATTGTTTGAAATACTTAAAGAATATTTGGGCGATAATGAAAAATGATAGAAGTACCAATTAAGGATTATCAATTTACGGGGATAATTACAATAATAGGAACATTGATGTGGGTATCAATAGTATCTACCAATAGTATAACCGCTAGTATAGTTCATGCTTTTATTTTTGCTATAGGTGCTTGTATTAGTGTATTTGGAATATTAGCAACAATACTTTGTTTTTTCGCTGGAGATCATGTGAGGTTTAAATCATGACAACAGAAGAAGATGAAATCATAGTGAAAGCTAATGAGATTACATATAGACGAGAGAAAGAAAAACATGATAAGGAAGAACAAAATGTTGTAAAAACATTACAGGGAAAGGTAGGCAAATACTTTAAAACATATGACTTTAATGATGAGAAGAAATCTTTTTATCGTGTATTGAAAGATGATTGGAGAGATTCACAAGTATTAGTAGAAAATTGGAAGTATTATCATGATAAATATTATGGCGTTAATCTGGAAACATGGTATAATGATCGTTCAAGTGATAGTGATAAAGAGATATCCGAAACTGAGTTCATGCAGGCAGTAAGTTGGTGGATGAAGAAAGTGGGAGTTTATCAAATACTTACAATGGAAAGTGATCATTAATGAAAAAGGTTAACGTGAAAGGGTTTATTAAAATTGGCAATGAATCATTTGAATTAGGAGAAAATATCGAAGGAAAACCAATAATGAAGAATGACAAGAAAATAGGTGAAATAACAAAAATGTATTTTGAAGGTGGAGACTTGAAATTTGAAGGAATATTAGAAACAGATAATTTACCCGAAGTGAGCTATTTCATTAAGAAAGAGGAAAAGAAATGAGATGTCCTACATGTGGATCTACTTATAGGCGGGTAAGTGGAGAAGGAACATCATATGCTGATAACATGTTTGCTCCAAGCAATACACATAGAAAAATACTCACAACGCTGATAGATAGTCCAAATAAAAGATATTTGAAGAAAGAAATATATGATTTAGTAAATATGAGATTTCCATCCAATTATCTAACAATCCATGCTTCAATATCCCAATTAGTAAGAAAGGGAGTTTTAGAAATGAAAAGATTACCAAAGATAAAAGTACATACGGATAGAAGCATTACTACAGTTAAGAAACCACTTTATTTGTTAAACAGGGAATATGCAATAAAAGTTTTAAGGAATGAGCGATATTAATGAAAACTAAATTTACCAAGAAAGAAAAGGCAAGAGTAAAAGAATTACAGATAAAGTACAAAGAATTAGAGGAAGCAATAGAAAGACAAGAAACGCTATTAAGTAGAATGAAAAGAGATAGGAATGTAACATTTAATGAATTTTGTCATATAATAAATCCAGATCCATTGCCATTTGATAAGAAGCTTTTGCCGTATGGGTGGTAAATATGCAAACATATGAAGAATTTCTAGATGAACCAATTCCAGTAAATATGAGTAATCCAATGAGGCGAGAAGACTATTACAAGCGTTATATGGCAAATATAGATCCTAAAGATTTTTATAACCAATTAGTGAAGATAGAGGAAGAGCGAAAATGAGTGATTGGGTAGAAGGACAAGTATGTGATTGCGGTTGTAATGTAATGATAAAAAAGTGTCCAAGTTGTAATAAATTATGGACTATACCTGATAGACATGAGGTATGTTGTGATTGCTGGTTGGATGGTAAGGGGAAATGATTGAAATAACATCTTCCTTAGTTATCACAATATTAGGTTGGATAGGATTTATTGGTGTTCATATCATCTTCCTAATTCTAAATCTTAATGCAAAGAAAGAAGAGCTTTTAGGATTTCTCATTATTAGTAGTATTCTCCTTACGTTTATATGGTTAATTGCGTTAACATCCCTTGGGGAAATTAAATGGGTGTAAAAAAATGAAACCCTGTTTTGGTTGTGATAATATAACATGTATATGTTCTGACGAGGAAAGACAATGGGCTATAGAACATTATCCAAAAGAGTATAAAAAATATTGTGAGGAAGAATGAAAAAATGTAATGGTTGTAAAAAGAGGATATTTTCATGGCAACAACAATGTAGTGCTGGATTAGAAGAAGATATAACAATGCATGATTATCATAAAAAATGCTTCAAAAGAAATCATTATAAGGAATGGAAATTCTTTTTTCCAGAAAAGATTATTCGTGTATTTAACGGGGATAAAATACCCAAAACTGGTTATTATGCAATAGTAGAACATGATAAGAAATGTGATAAAATAATGTATACAGAGCGTCTCATATTAATGGTAAAGGGTGATGAAGCACCAAAACCAATGATATGTCAGCATGATGTACAATGGGAGTGTATGAAGGAATATGAATGATTATTACGTTGAGATGTATCATGGTGGAAAACCAAAAATTTACTTAGACAATATGTATACTTTGCCAATGTGTGAAGTATGTAAAGGTAAGGGAATATTCTATTTTACAAGGGAAGAAAGATTAGATGATTCACAAGTATGTGGACACTGTAATGGTAGAGGATGGCTATATGAATGAAGAAGGTTATTATACACCAACAATAGATCATTCTAAAGATATAGAGATACATGAAACTCCAAATGGTACAATCTTCGCGATTAGAAATATTAGGCAGGAGATTGAAGGTGATATAGTAACGTTTAAAGCCGATATTGCTGGCGACATTTATCATGGTCAAATATATTTAAACGAATATGTCGAAAGGATTATAGGTAGGGTATTAGATAGTATGGTGAAGTAATATGGTTAGAGCAATGATATGTCATTATTGTGGGGTAGAATATAGTAACTGTTTTGGTAGCACTGGTAAAGAACATAAAGCCGGTTGTCCAATGCGTGTTCATAGGTGTTAAAATGAACCAAAGACAAAGTAGAAGAAACAAAATAGTACGCGATGTAAAACTCACTCCACATCAGATAGAACTATTTAGAAGTTATAGATACATAACTCATTGGCTAATAGATCATGCCATTCAATGCGATAATAAGCAATGTATATGTAGGGCAAGCACATTTGAGGATGAATTGCCAAATTTGGAAAGAATAGATATAGAATATGCCAGTACAATTCGTGAAGTATTGGATAAAGTGGATTAGGTTTATATGAGCCATTTAACAGAGGAATAATAATGATAACAGAATCTGAGATGGTATTGGATGAACTAAAAAAAGAATTTGAACAATCAATTAGTGAAAAATGGACAAGAGAAGAAATAGTAGATTTTATTCAAAAGAAAATTGATTTTATAAATAGAGGATTTACTTGAGTAAAATAGAGATTCGTTCTAGATATTGGGATGACAACTCAATGCATATTCCTCATTGGGAATGTAGGATATTAGGTCAACCAAAATTAAAATTTATACCAAGAAAAGGCGATTTGGTAACAATTCAAGCAGACAACTGGAAGGTAGATGAAGTTGAATATGATATTGACGAAAATGTGATTTTTATCTATGTTGTATTAACTGAAACAGAAGCCCGTATTGTTACTGTACCAAAAGAGTTCATGAGTGAAGAAGAACGGATACATTTTGAGACGTGTGGAAAATGAAAAAGAAATTAGCAGAAGGACCCACAATAGCAGAATCATATTCAACAAAAGACGGCAATGGCATAGTTTGGACACACAGACTTGGTGCACATGTAATAGATGCTCCAACACAAAGAAGGATGTATGAACCACCAATGCATACTGATTCATTTTTAAATTACTTGGAGTTTAGAATGAACCAAAAATCCACGTTAGTAGAAAAGATATTTGGGAAGAGGTTTATAAAATGATATATTACACTATTGGCAAAATAGGAATAAATCTTCAATATATAAAAAAATATTGGGAGTATTGTAGAAAAATGGGGTATTGCGAATGACTTGTAAATTAGAAGCTAGCGAAAAATCAATGAGGCACACATTACGTTATACAAAATCAATCATAAATAAAATGCTAAAGAAAAGAGTATATCCAGATGATTTTTCTCTAGAAAATGGAATTGAAGAAGTGTTAATGGAACCGTGGAGAAAAGAAATATTCCACAATGGAAAGAGAACAATAAGATTTACCTATAATACATATGCATTAGATAGCAAGAGGAAGAAAAAATAATGGAAGACGAAGTAGCAATAGCATCACAACAATCTCATCTATCTCATTGTAGAGCTTGTCAATATATGATAATGAATCATAGTATGAACGGTAATGTAAAACAAACTCTCAAATTAATGTCGAAAGAAATCAAAGTATGGGAAAGAAAAGAAAAGAAGGAGTTTAGAGGATAAAAAAAATGGTTAAAGAAGATATCTACATGTTTAGCGGTCATTATCATAGAGAAGAAGAAATCATACAGGCACTTAAGATAAAGAAAGGAC